CCTGACCTCGCCGGTTGCATGGCACACCTCCTTTCATGCAGTTCGTTGTCACGCGGCTCGTGGCCGCGTTGCCTGGAAACGGGGCTGTCACACAAACGCCATCACAAAACAGATGATTGCACCGCACAGCAAGTACACGGCCAGCTCGATGTCAAGTTCGCTTGGACCGCTTCGTGGCCGCCCATGCCGCACGACAACGTATCTGGAACGCCTCTCGCTCAGTCGTCGCGTCGTCCGATCCCGCCTGGACGGTCTGTGTTTTGAGGGCATCGTAAGCCTCCTTGTAGCCGGCCATGGAACCGTGGTTCCAAGCTGATTTGATCCAGTCCCGCAACCTTGCCGCGTCGATCACCATGAGGTGTGCCGGCGGGTGGTCGGCAAGGCCGAGATGCGCGATGAGGTCGGGTAAAGAGTTGATGGTCGCCATTAGGAGACTCCTTTCTTCCTTGTATCCGTAACTGTGAAGCGGCTTGGTCATTTGTCGCTCGTTGAAATGCGGATGACTCTCGACATGCAGCCAGGGTAGTCGCCATCTGAAAAATGAAACTTCCGCGAATTGCCATCCCAAAAAGCTGAGCGGCGTTCGACGAGCACAACCAGCCTACCTGCGAGCGTATTGCCGACAACCACATGGTCGTCCCCGTAGCCGTCGGCCATCATCTCGGTCAGTTGCTCGTGCAATTCGCGGACGTTCATAAGTCACCTGTTAAATCCACCCCGCCGGTACGCAGACCATCCGCGTGAAAACCGACGGGGTGCCGATGAAGGGCGAAAAGATGCCGTGGAACGGCTGGTAACGCTCCACGGCTGCGGCATAGAGAACTTGCAGATTTGCCGCGAAGATAGGGACGCTTGTCTCGGGTGAAAAGCCGCCAGGCCCTCGGCCACCATGCGTTGGGCCCGGCAGCAAAAAACCCGCCAGTCGCGATGCGGTGCCAACCACAGAAGCGACGGCGGGTTTGGATCGTTGGGTTTTCATGGTTGGCACCTGTCAGATTGGTGCGGTCAAAATAGCCGATTCTCCACGAGGCCGTCAATCCCAGTTTTCAGAATGACGAAAAATCGTAAGATAGACTCCGGTTTTTCTCTACACCTTGCGGGAGAGCCCGCGGAATCCGGTTGTGCCGCTTGTGCCTCCGCGCACGAAAAAGCCGGGCGAACCCGGCTTGGGGACGACTGGTCGCTCAGTACGAATTCGTCGGCGTCCCGATGCGGAAGAGCTTGAGTACGGCGTCCGCACCCGCGGTCGACTTCACGTACAGGTTGCCGATGCCAGGTCCGAAGGTCTCGCTGGTCCCGTCGGTCAACTGGTACTTTTCGTCCTCGACCGTCCCATCGCAGGTGATCGTTGCCGACAGCGTCGACAGCCATGCGGACAACGCCGATTGGGCATCGTCGTTTCCGGCCGCGTCGGCGCCGGTGTGGGTGATCTTGTATTGGTAGCGCACGTCCAGCGGCAACGTGATCTCCGTGGCTGCTGTCAGCGACACCATCCCGAAGACGTCTTCGACTGCAAATGTCATGGGTTTTCTCCTTATTCCTCGTCATCGTGCCAAGACGGCACAGGCGCAAAATGCTCCACCAGCCAGGAAAGCGGACGCACCGCTTGCGGCCACTTGTCGTTCAGCCACAAATCTCGCGAGTAGGATCTGGCCGCGTCGACCTGTTTCACGGAGATTGGGTACGGCCAGGACTCGCCCCCATCCCTACTGAAATTGCCTGTGCGGAAAAGATGAGCGACCCAGGTGCCGAGATGAGTGACCATCTTGCCGCCGGAGAGCCAGCTTTTGCACGCAAGCTCGGTTCCGTACTGTCCCCACGAACCATGCTGCTCGTCCATGCCTCCCAGCTTCCAGAATCGCTCCCGCTCCATCATGAAGCAGCACCCGATGCAGGACATCGTCTCGATGATGCCTGTTTTTGCTTCCTCCACGACTTCCGGGCGCCTATGGTACTTTCGCCAATACTGGAAGTGCATTTCCTTGTCAAATCTCCACGCCACCGTGGCCTCGTACTGAAATCTCGGCTGCCAGACCATGTGCATGTAGAATTCAGTTCCGCCGCACTCTGAACACTTAACGGGCTTTGTGCCTTGATAGACTCGCTCCCCGCATTCGCTGCATGCCCAGTCGAAAATATGCAAGCGATGCATAGACGGTATCATTGTCCAGTCCGGCTGCATGTCCGCCATCAGCTTGACGTCAAAGCCGTCTTCCGTGGAACAATGTGCGTCCATCTTCATTATGTACTTGGCTTGACTAAGCCTCGCTCCGGCATTGGTCGCCGCACGCTGCCCAATCGCCTCGGTAAAGTGGATCACCTGGAGCCGTGGGTGATCCGGCAATGGCGGATCAGGCCACCAACCGTCGCAAACGCAAATGCACTCTGTGTCTTCTCCGCTGTGAGATAGAACATCGTCGACAGTATTCAACATGAACTGTTCATTGCGACCTGGAACGATCACAGATAACGCCTTCGCGAGTCCCATCATTTGTCCTTTGCTAGTACAAATACAACACCATCGCGGCCGACAACGTCCTCACGTCGAGGACTCCTGATGTGCGTCAGGGTGTCCACTATACTATAGTCAGCGATCTTCCCCCAGCCCGTCAGTAACTCCATGCACCCTTCAACTGTCGCGCTGAAGCAATCGACTTCTACAGACTTCGGGAACGGTGGCTGCCACCATTCGATGAAGCAGAATCCGGGAGTCTTGAGCGATTGCATCCACCTCGAAACAGCCAGTTGTGGATCGTAGGCATGATCCAAGCTGTTGCTGTAAACGAAGTCCGCCGCACCGATCCATTCCGTCTTGATCTCGTGGTAGTCCCACTGGATCGTGTCAGGGAACTGCGTAGCCGTGGGCGAGATTTCCGTACCCAACACAACGCACCCAGGGAAGCGATCCTTGAAGTAGGATTGCTCTACGCCACGCCGTGTCCCGTGGCATAGTCCGAACGTCGGCGAAGGAATGCGACTCCTCAGATAGCGCGATACCTTCCCTATGGTGCGAGGACGAGCCCACTGGTGCCTCAGCTTCCTGACATTGGCAGCGCTCTGGCTCTTGACATACGCATCGTAGTCGAACGTGCCATCGGGCTTCAGGTAGTGATACTGGGCGTAACCGGTCATCGGACTCGCATCTGGAAGTGTCTCAGATCGTGCAGGTTGCTCGCGACTGTCGTCGCTGGACCGTAAGTGCATTTGTACTTGTACTGATACTTGTACCCGGCAATGGCCCTGCCAAAACGATACTTACGCTGCTTTGAATCGTCGGTGTCGTGAATGACGACGTAGTGTGCGTGCGCCAGTCGAGGAATATCGTGCCGTCTCCTTTCGTTGGGAGCGTGATCCACGAAGGCCACTTCGCACTCTCCCGACAGATCCACCTTGTCCCAGTCCTCCACGAAGACGGCCGTGTGGAAGTCTGTGGAGAAACGTCTGGCGAAGGCATACCACGCCGGATTGTTTTCAAAGGTCACGAGTTTCCGCTTCGACACGAAACAGGCCCAGTGCAGGTAGGGCGTGGACACGTATCCGCATCCCAGTTCAAATACCGGACCAGCGGTCATCTCCATGATCCGCATCAAGACTGGCATGTACGAGCCACGACCCAGCTGTACCTGCGCATCAGTGTCCAATTGATCTACGATCACTGGCCGCCCTTCCTGTCTACGCACATTACCCCCTCGGCCGTATAAGTCCAGTCCTTGTATGTTGTCTCAAAATGCTTCCATGCGTCGACGATCTGCTGGTTCGTCAGAGACGACGTGCGTATGTTGCCGTAATACTCGCCTGGACGACCCTTGTAGAAGGAGTATTCCAGCGGCACTGAATCCCACTTGATGTCGTACTTGTCCCTGTTCTCGTAAATTGGGCTCCCTGGATACGGCTGGAATATCTTGCAGTCGATGTCGTCGAGCTGTGCCTCGCGGAGAAAGGTTTCCGTCTCCTTCAGTGTCTCCTCGCTCTCGCCCGGCAATCCGACGATGAAAAACGCCTTCACGAACATGCCCCGATCCTTGAGCATGGCTATGGCTTCACGCATCTGCGACGTCGTCTCGGATTTGTTGATGTTCTTCAGGATGGTATCCGAGCCCGACTCGACTCCAATGCCAACACCGACACACCCGGAGTCAATCATCATGTCGATGAAGTCGGCTCCGTATTTGACAACCAGATCCGCCCGAACGAGGCAGCGCCAGATAATCCCCTGCTTCTTCAGGTAGTGGCACACCTTGATTGTGCGTTGCTTGTTCAGTGTGAAGATGTCTTCCGGAAAGGCGATCGCATCGTATCCACACTCGTTGTGCAGTATGCCCAGTTCCTCGATGATTCGTTCTGCGCTATTCAGCCGCACCCTGTCATGGTTCTTTGAGCAGAACCCGCAATGAAATGGGCAGCCACGGGAACCCATAACAGTGGTGGCTTGCCTGTCGTGTAAACGAAACCGATAGCTCTTGATGTCCACTAGAGTTCTGTCGGGAATCGGGTATTCATCCAGCGGCAAGCTCTCTGCGTAAATGACGTTCTCTTTCCCGAAGAATGCCTCAGACGCCGCATTCTCTCCGTCGCCGACGACCGTGCAATCAAATCCACTAATCCACGGATCCAGCGGCACCAGGGTGGCGTGAGGGCCTCCAATCACCACCCGGGCCTTCTTGTTCGCGTGTTTGATTCTGGCCAGGCAGTCCACGGCCACGGGGTACTCTGGACTCGTTGGGCCGAATCCGTAGTAGTCATAGCCCAACGGAAGTTGCTCGATGTCGCCATCGTAGAGCACGACATCGTGACCGTCGCGTTTCAGGCCAGCGCCTACGGCCATTAGGCCGAGCGGAGGAAATGCACGCTCGTCAATCAGGAATGGAGACGGGCATCGTACCAAACATATCGTCATAGTTGGCATACCTCGTCGTCTATTGCGTGTAGCGAGGATGTCTGAACCAGTAATTACGATCCGTTTTTCTCGTCAGTCCGTGAAACAAATCAAACGGGTTGTAATCCACATCCCCGCAGAATTGTCCGTTCGGGAACATATAAAGCACGGGCCGCTCCGTTTCGGACACCCGCAGCTTCCCCTGAACCTGGAGCGTCCTCCATGTCCTCTTGAAGAGATTGTCTTCACCTTGAGGGTAGCATGCACGGAGAACACGCGCCTCGTCGTATCCGCCTATCTGCTCATACACCGCCTTCCGCATCACGTAGTGGTTTGGATGCGGAGGCAGTTTCGCGCCTCGCGATTCAATTCGGTTTCGCGGAAGGCCGTATTCCATCAGGACATTGCGATCTTGAGTCAACGTCCCGTCTTCTTTCAGGACCCCGAATTCCCTGCGGCAGCCCAGACGATCTTCGTCAAAACGCCTGGCTATTTCTACCGCCTCTCTGGATATGATGTAGTCGCCGTCCACCATGAACAGGTATTCGCCGCGGGCCAGCTTTGCCCCTGTGTTTCTGGCGATCGACGACGTCCATTCCCGGAAGTCGTTCGTCGCATGCATCCTGAAATTCTTCGGAGGATTCTCCGGCATCTCCAGGGGCGGAGTGCTGCCGTCGTCCATGAAGATGATTTCCACGTCGTCCGGATAATCCTGCTGGCGCATGTAGATCAACTGCCTGCGGACAATCTCATGACTGTTCAGGAATGGCATGATAATCGACAGTCGGATCATTGCGGGTTGCCTTCTCCGGAACAGTCCGGTGCATTCTGAACCACGGTCACATACTCCTTGGCGCTTCCACGTAAGCACGTACAGCAGTACGGATGGTTTCTTCGCCCGGTTGTATGCGCCAGGACTTCGTTCAGCTTCTGTTTACCATTCCAAAGTTTTTCCAGTGGAGAGTCGTATACGTTCCCGAGACCGAAGTGTGGAATCATCTCCTGGCAGCAGGCGAGGAAGTCACCACGATGATTGACGGCTAGATTGCGAGATGGATTTGGGCACCGCCTGTCTATGAGCGTGCCCAATTCCTCGTCGTCGCCCTCGAAACAATGCACTCCGAAATGCAGGCCGTTCGTAAAGCGAATGCGTGTCTTGGCAAACCAGCTTTGGGTCATTGACTTACGAGCTTCGCTATTGTCGTCATACGGTGAGACGTTGATGTAATCGAAGCATGCATCAAGCGATATGGCCATCGCTTGATTTAGAAAGTCGCCGTTCGTAGCGAACATCACGGGACTGAATCCGAGTTGTTTCGCATACCGGCCGAAAGCTGGAAGTCGCGTGTCAAGAAGTGGTTCGTTGTAAAAATTGAAGCAGATTTTCCCGCGATACCCCATGCCAACTGCTTGGCCGAGAATTCCATACACCATGGACGTCGGCATAAAGTTCTGCGTGAACCACGGCTTTATGTCGTCGCGTTGTGGGTATATCTGGCGCAGGCAGGTAGCGCACCTACGATTGCAGTACGACGACGTTTCGATCGACAGTCTGTAGAACATCAGAGTGCCTCAATAACAACACGCTACCGCTGAAGAAAACCAGTGACATCGTGCAGATTGCTGAAGATGCTCGTGTGGGGAAATGCGTCCTTGTACTCGAACTGGTATCGAAATAGTGAACTAGACTTCGACAGGCCGTACTTGCGGTCGTTGCGACCCTCCGAGTCATGGCAGACGACGTATTCGGCATGTGCCAGTCGGCCAAGTTCGATTCCGCGTCTCAGGCCGGGTTCATGGTCAACGAATGCCACGGACCAGGGGGCGCTGATGTCAATGGCGTCCCAGTCGTCGATGCAGTGCACCTCGTGAAAGTCCGTTTCATACGCTTTCAGGAAATCGAAGAACTGAGGGTTGTTCTCGTAAGTGACCAACTTCCGTTTCGGAACCCAACACGCCCAGTGCAGTGGCGTCGTCGAGTACAGACCACACCCGAGTTCAAGTATCGGTCCTTCTGTTTCGGCAACTGCCTTCATCAACATCGGCAGATGGCTGCCGCGGTATGGTCCGAACCTCAATCCCACTTGGTTGCTCCTTTGTGTCGCTTCCACATGCCCCTGGCCGATCCCCAGGTCGGTAGTACATGCCTATCGGAACGGTTTGTGTGCGGGCTCGTGTAGTGCATTCCACGGTCGGTTTTAAGCGTTACCACTGCACCAAGATCAACCGACTCCACCCTTCCCAGTCCAGCAATGACTTTGTCGATTCGAAGCGTTTCGTCGCGACCGCTGAGTACGGCACGATCAACGGCGTTGGACTCTTCCTGCATCACGTCAAGAATTCGCAGCAGATGTTCGCGTGCCACAATGCCGGTCAGTTCGCGCATCCGCTTGCCGTGATATACGGCTTCGCCGCTCCAGGTGACATATCCGTCCCGTGGATAGTAATAGGTGTCGTCGCGTGACGGCTGGAATTGGAAAAACGACGGAGGATATAGCGTGTCTGCCTCGCACACTGCCAGGAAACGGCTTTTTGCAATCTCTGCACCGATCCTCAGTTGCATAAAGACATGCTCCGGCGACTGTTCGATCATCCCGACGCTAATGTTGTTGCCAAACTCGATGCGCTTGTGCGACACCGATACGATCGGCAGGTCTCCAGAATTCCTGCGAATCGTCTTTCGTACCGCTTCTTCAAGCAATGGATACTCTCTGTTGCAGGTGTAGTAAACCACCGTCATGTCTCGTAGCATTCCTGCTCCATATCCATGATGCCCCGGTTGAACACGTCTGCGATGTCGGCCGCTCTTCCCCAGTATGGAATCTCGATCGCTTTCAGTTCACCCTGCTTCCTCCTCCATGTGGGATGCTCCATGAATGTCGAGGACAATGCACAAGTGTGTGCGAGATTGACCATCCCAAAATGGCTCCACCACTCAACGTGCTTGTGGTGCGACACTCCCATCCGTCGTTCGGAATCCTCTCGCCCTATTTCTCCTGGCCTCCTAAAGCCATTTGGGTATTTCTCTTCTCGTTCGTCCAGTGCCTCGATCATCAACTTTCGTGGGCATATCTGCGCGAATCCTCCCAGCGATCGAATCAGGGAAAACGTAGGTTCGGCGTGCCAGGACATAACCGTCCACCGCCCCATGTGATACGCCACCTCGTCAGGTTTCGGCCTGAATTTGCTGAAGTGGTCTGGGTGGTAAAGCGTGTCGTCCTCGGCTATCGCAACAAATTCCGTCTCAGCGACCTTGGCGGCTCGGTTCCATTCGCAGAACGTGTTCCAACTGCCCCACTCTGAAGTCTGAATGAGTTTGGTTTCCCCGACTCCGAGATCCATCGGCTTCATTGAGACGGTGATAAGTGGATAGTCGCCAATCGCCGTCAAGAGATGCCCGAGGTGGTAATCGACCCACCTCTTGGGCATCCGATTGGCGGTGAGGTAAATCACAGTCAAGTCTTTGACCATGGCTGAATTCGCCATTACGTTGATGATGGCGACTGAGTGTGCGACGGCGTCTGGGACGGCGTGCGGGAGACCGTGTGCGACGGGGTCGCCGATACCGTGTGAGACGGAGACTGAGTATGGGATGGAGTCTGCGAAGGAGTGCGGGACACCGTGTGGGATGGGGTAGCCGAGACGGTGTGGGACGGCGTGGCCGACACCGTGTGGGACGGTGTATTGGATGCCGACGTATCGACGGCGATGGTCACGGCTTCCTGAGTGATCGGCAGGACGATCCAGCTCGTCCCATCGCAGATCGCAAGCAGACCGGCACCGATCCTCTCGTTTGCCGTTATGATGCCGAAGGTGTCTGCCGTCAGGTCGTTGAAGACGACAAGTTCACCAGTAGCTCCGGCGACGACCATGTCATAGTTGGCGACGTTCAAAAACAGCACCCAGTTGCCGGAGTACACCGACGATACGGTAGGCAGAGTGAAGATTGTCGTTGTGGTGCCGCCGCGGGTCGTGAACACCGTTCCGAAGTCGCCCTCAGTAATGGTGTAGCTGGCAGTTTTGGCCGCAACCTTCATCTTCGGACGAACGAATCCGCCATCGACAGCGGCATTCCACAAACGCATGATATTTTCGTGAGACATGGAAGTTGTCCTTGTATTGGAGATGGTTAGGCCGAAGTGACGGCAATGGTCTGCGTTTCCATGGAAAACGGGACCACCACCCAACTCGTTGAATCGGAAATCGCCAGAAACGCGCCGCCGATCTTTTCACTGGCTTGCGAGAAGGCGATGGCGTCAGCGGTCAGGTCGTTAAACACGACCAGCCCCTCGTCTGCGCCGGCGACGGTCATGTTTTGATCGGCCACGTTGACGAACAGCACCCAGTCGCCCTTGTTCACCGCAGATGCCGCAGGCAGAGTGAACGTGACGGCAGCACCAGCGCCACGAGTCGTGAGCACTGAGCCGAAGTCGTCCGGCGTCACGGTATAGCTGGCTGTTTTGGCGATGATGTTGAGTGCGGGACGGACGTTCCCGCCGTCAACGCAATCGTTCCACATCCGCATGGTATTTTCGGCACTCATGTTCCATGTCTCCTTTTACATCCCACGATTGGATGGTTCGGTTGGCGTAATGCCTGGCCGCGTCTTCAGCCAAACGAGAACCGACACTCGAAAAGCCCCGGCAGCCCGCGATGAGAAGACGGGCTGCCGGGTTGTGAGGCCGCTACGGGCGGCAAGATGATCAGTCGACAGAAATCACGCCTAGAGCCCACCAGTCCATGTACAACGGATGGACCGCGGGAGTCCCGTCGCCGTTCTTGGTGAGAAGAACGAGCGTCATTTCTTCATCGGTCGGGAACGCCGTTCCGGCAGCGATGATCGCATCGGTCACGGAATCGCCAAGCTCCACGCCGTCGATGAAGAACTTCAACTTGTGGTTGGCCTCGGCCCGCGGGTCGTAGACGCAACCGAGCTTGATCCAGGTGTCGGCGACGGCCGTGCCGGCATTGTCCTTCACCTGGTTGACCGTGGCGGTGCTGCCGATCGTGTAGATCGTGTCGATTTCCTCGTTGCTCGCGCAGAGCGTCTGGAAACCGATGAAATCCTTTCCGGCAGCCACCATGGCGCCCGTGTTGTCGACCAGGGCGTTGTCGGCACAGAATGCCGGTTCGCCGATTCCGAACGCAAACGCCAGGTGGTCGTCGGTCACGGTGGTCCGCTTGATGCGGGCCTCCCAGGCGACCACGGCACGCTCGCCAGCCGTCGGGTCGATACGCACCAGGCCATGAACGCCGGCTCCGAGTTCGATGCTGGCTTCGGCATTGTCGGTGCCGTTGCCGGCAATTTCCAACACGCCGAACTCGCCTTCGCTGTTGTCGGCGGAGGCACAGCCTTGAATCGTTGAACTGTCGCCTTGGTAGGTGTAATACGGTCCCTGAGCGGTCGCAGTCGCCATTTTCGGCAACCCGGCAAAGTCGTCAAAGAAGAACCCGCAGTAAGACGGGTCGAGCGCTCGTGCGCCAAGGAAGCCGTAAGCCTGCCAAATGGCCGGGCTCAACCCGCGTCCAATGGCACCCTCGGCTTCATGTCGAAGAGAAGTCATGGGTTATACTCCTGTTTCAGACTGTATCAATGTACGAACCGATCCCGAACGCCTGCTTACGCAGGATCAGACTTGGCAGCCACGATGGACCGCCGCGGGTCGACGTTCAGGAAGTTGTAGGTCAGGTCGGTGAAGCAGTTCCAGGCGTTGTGCTGGTCCGTCGCCGCATCGGGCCCGCTCTCGCGGAGGTAGTCGCCCTTGAGGCAGACGGGGTAGAACGTCGCGTGATCGATCGCGTACACCGGGTCGCTGGACGAGTCGTTGTCCAACTGCGGGCAGTAGATGATCGGGTAGCCAGCGATGTAGGCCGCCCCATCGAACATGGCCAGATCCTTGCCGAGGTTCGAGTTGTGGCTACGAACCACGTCCTCGAATGCGGTCATGGTCTGCTCGTTGCAGTAGACCCGGTATCGGTCCCGAATCTGTCCCCGGTAATCGGGGTGCGCGATCGGGCTGACGAACCGGCACTTACGGAACGCCGTCCGCAAGCTCTTCACAAGATCGTTGTCGCTCACCGAGGTGTAGGTGATCGAGTAGTTCTTGAAGTTCGGCGTGTTGGTCGGATTCACGCCGCCCTTGGTCGTGTGACCGGACGGGGCACCGCCGGTGAAGCCGTCGGTGGCATTGTAGACCACCCAATACTTGACGGCCCACGGATTGACCGTGTCGCTGGCGCCCGGAGCGGACCCGAATCCCAGTTCCTCGATTTCCTCAACCAGGCCGAGCAGCGAAGCGATTCGCCGCGGCTTGATGACGTTGAGGATCAGGTCCTTCCCGCTGTTCATCAGAACGTCGGTCTGGTAGATGATGCCCCACGACGTCAGGGCGTGAACCCACTCGACGCTCATGGTTTCCAGGACGTCGATGATGTTGACGGCATCGGGCTCCAGGAACCCAACGTGCTTCGCGGCGGCACGATTCAGCTTCGTCATCAGTGTGCGCTGGATCTTGTAGCCGCTGGAGAACATGACCTTGTCCCGCTTGAACCAGCGGGAAAAGATTTCGTAGAAGGGCAGGTTCTGGGCGATCTGCTGGAACCGCAGAGGGCCTTCTTCCGCTCTTGTAGTGGTGACAATGTCCCCAATGTCACCGGGCTGAATAGTTGCCATTGAAACTAGCTCCTATCATATTTCGCCCTCGAACTCGCCGTCCGAGCCCATATCCAGGCCGGAGCCGTGCTTGGCGCGCAGTTTGGCGTCCACGGCGGCCAGCAATTTGTCGTTCTTGCTGGAGAAGGGGGCCTTCCTTGCAGTCGGTCGACTGGTCTGGACGCCCCGCCTGTTTTTGGCCTTGTTGACGGTTTCCAGGCGAAGTACCTGTTGGAATTTGTCTGGATAGCGCTGCATGAGTGCCCACTGCACTTCCTGTTCCAGCGCCATCGGCTTGAAACCTTGTTTCGCATTCGCCTCACGTACAGCCTCCACGGCGGCAAATACCATCGCCCGGTGGTTGAACGCGGTCATCGCGGCCGGATCACGCTGGCCGGCAGAAGCCAACTCTCGGCCATTGCCCTTTCCGAACACGTCTTGCCATGTCTCGCCCAGGCCCTGAATGGCTTGGTCGAACTGCGATTCTTCGTCAATCTGCTGCTGCTCTTGCGTCCTGTCGTCTCTCGCCTGGACCACGGAGGCAAACCGCTCCTGTTGCTGGCGGAACTGATCCGCGAAATGCTCGTTCTGCTGACGAATCAGATCGAGCAAGTCTTCGTCCAGCGTTTCGGAGTTTTTCGGCTGAAACGGCTTGAACCCATTCGGGTCGGTGGCTGCTTCAGTCTGCGGTTGCTTCGGCTGGGTCTGCGGGGGCGGCTGCCGATACAGGCTTCCGCCGGCGGTCGCCGGGGTCGCCTGGGGGTTCAGCAGTTGTCCTCGCCATTGCACGGCAGCGAACAGGGCCTCTGGGTCACGAAAACCCGCTTGTTGCGCCTGTTCGGGCGTGGCATATCCCGCCATTTGCAGCAGCGCAGGCGGGAACTCAGGGACGGCCGGCTCGTCGGGAACTTGCGGCTGCTTGCCGCTCTCGCCTTTCGCGAGCGGAGCCGGTTCGGGCTCGCTGTCGGCGGAATTGTCCGGCGGAAGAGTCTCGCCGGGAGGTGTTTTGGTTGCGGTGGTCGACGTGCCGTTGACGATGTCCGCCTCAAGCGTGGAACTGGCAGGTTCGGCCTGCTTGCCCTTCTCGCCGCCCAGTCCCATCGGCAGGCCGTCGTCAGGGCCTTCGCCGAAGTTGTCGAGAATCTCGTTGTCGCTGAAATCCTGGGTATTCCCGGAAAGCACTGTCTCGCTCATCGTTTGGCCTCACAAAAGAAACAGAATCGCCAGTTATCCCGTATTGTCCTCACTTGGAACGATGTCGTATTCCCGGAGAACATCGTTCACGGCACTCGCCGTACTGTCCTCAGGCATGGTTTCCAGTGTATTGATTGCCCGGCGGACCTTCGCTCGTCCCGCGGCCACCTCGTCGGCCCGGCGTCGGCCGCTGTTGTGGAATCGACCGAGTTCGTCCGTGTGGCCGTATCCGTCCCTGCCTGTCTTCATTCCCAGGGCCGTAGCCAAGTCTGAGCATTGCTTGGCGCTTTCGATGATCGGACATCCGGCCCGGTCGAACTCCACGAAGATGCCTTCCTTCCGGAGTCGCTCCGACACGGCGGGGACTTCCGAAGGATCAACCGCCATCTGGACCGATCGGTACGGGAACATGGACCGGCCGGGGACCACCGATGGTTTGTGCGTCTCGACCACCTGCTCGCCGTTGAAACGAAACGTCTTCGTGGACGAACTTCGCAGCTGAACCTGCGACAGGCCGGCGGTGATTGTCCTGATCTTCTCCCGGGCTTCGTCCGTCAACCAACTCATGCCGACTCCCATTTCCCGTTCCCGGTCGACATCATCTGGGCCAACGCCTGCTGGCCCAGCGCCGGCTGCTGCCGACCGCTGCCGACGTTTCGGCGGATGTATTCGTGGGGCACGCCAGCGACGTTCGTGCCCGACCGTTGCTGCTGCTTCGGATCGCCCGTGATTGGTTGTCCGGACGCCCGGAGCAGTTCCGAGAACTCCGTCAGGCCACTGTAGCGAGTGAATAGCCGCCACATGCCTTCCATGTCCAGTTCCATGCCACTCTGGGCCAGGGCAGCCTGTAATTGGGCCATCTGGAGCGATACGGGCATCATCTGGACGACGAGTTGCAGCCGCTCGCTCGGCGTTCTGGCATGAACGCTGAACGGGTCAATCTCGAACTCGAACAGGAAAAACTCCCTCGTCCTTCGTTCCGGCCCCCAGTCGACCGTCGTCTGGAACGACGTGCCCTCCAGACGCTTCACCAGCTTCCGTGTGCCAATCGGATCGCTGTAGAGATACCAGGCCAAGTCGGTCATCACGCCCGCCAGGAACGACGTCACCTTGGCGTCCAGGTCGCTGATGAGGCTGTTCCCGCCCTCGGCCAGGAGTCGCTCTTGGCCGACCGTGTCCGAACTGGTCGATAGGCCGCCTATCGTGTCGATGTTTCCGGCCAGCCAGGAGAAGATGTCTCGCAAGCCAAGCGTGGCCGCGTAGGACTGCTGGTCAATCCCGCCCGTGCGGATCTCGCCGACGTTCTTCGGGTCCATGACCGTCAGCACCTGCCCGTCGACCGCGTCTTGAATCGTGTTGCCGTCGCCGGCATTCTGAGCCGCCGGGGTGATGGTCGGATTCGTCTTCTGGCGGTCCAACTGGTTGCCGAGCTTCCGAATCGCCCGGTTCAGTAGTTTCGCCAGACTCTCCAGGTGCGATCCGGGCGCCACGGGCATGATGTTGCCCGGGATCGGATCGAAGCACAGGAGGTGGTACGGGCCATTCTCCGGGCCGTCCCATCGCTGGATCCGGAGCGGTGGTCCGTTTCCGTCGGGCAGTGTGACGATCATTCGTTCACGGGGCAACCAGATGTCCCAAAGCGTGGCGTAGCCTCGAATCTCGTTGGGGAATGGATTCGATTCCGCCCCAAGCCGCTGAACGCTCCCCTCCTCGTTGCCCTGTTGGAGATCCTCGTCCTTCCGCGTTTCCGACTTCCCGAGCAGTGCGACCGACTCCTGGTTGAACAGCGGGTTGTTCCGGACGTCTTCCAGGGGAACCCGGTATCGATCACCACACCAATCGATCTCTTCCCACCGCTTGGCGTTCGTGTCGTAGGCGAAATTCTCCAAGAGCACCGCATCGCAGAACGGCTGTTCGGAGTCGTGAAGAAATCCGATCGACTCGTCCATCTGCTGCGGGGAAACCGCCACCTTGACGATTCCCACACTCAGCAGCCCCTGAAGCACCACCTCCCTCATGGTGTCCTTCAGGCGAATCTCGCGAAACAACTGCTCGCAGGCCAGGGCCAGTTCGTAGGCTTCGGCCTGCAAGTCGGGAGACCTGGACCGGACAAGAACGCGAGGCTCGCCACTGATGAGCCGTCGCTGGTAGATTCGCAGGGCCAAGCTGTAGCAGTTCAGGGGGGTATCGACATTTTCGTCGTTCGTCCCATACCCGTGGCCCGCGTAGAGTTCGAGCCGGCGCCGGTAGCCTTCGCGATGCGACCGAAGGTCGGTCACGGAGTTCTCGATCGAGTCGCGAAGGCGCTTGATGAAATCCGCGGACAGAGAGTCCGTCGATTCCTCCATAGAGGCCGGCATTCCACCGACTGGCTCCGGAAGAGGCAGGCCAGCACCTACGGCGGCGGAGACGCCGCCACCGAGTAGCGGATAGGCGGAAGAAACCATTGGAGGTGCCCTCAGTTGGCGTCCCGGCGGGGAGACTCCCAGCCTCCCATTTGCGTGGAAGCCCGTTCGTCGAGGGTCTCTCTGTCCAGCGGTGAATCCAGATCAGGTTCCTCGAAAAAGAATGGACCGTCAGCCTGACCGGCGCCGGATCGAGCATCCTCCACGGCCTTGCGGACGCGATCGGATGCTTCGCTCACTTCTTCGTCCCCGGCATCATGTTGCCCGAGGTTCCGGCCGACGGAGCGCTGTCGTGGCCGAAATTCTTGGGCGGCTCGCTGCCAACGTCCTTGGCGCTGCCCTGTTCGCTCATGACTCCGGAAATCTTGTCCTTGACGGCCTGTGTGGCTTCATCACCCATGAGAATGTACTCCTTGCAAGGTACGTGCTCAAGAAATAGGCTATCCGGATCCGGAGAAGCCTACATTCGCACCTCATGATACCCACAATTTTGGGGTAGTCAATACAAGGATTTCCCGAGAAACAGGCAGACTGCGATTGATTCAGGCGTGGCTTGCGGCCTCACGCCGGCCGTCCTTTCACCAGTTCGTCTCCTGCTTCTCCTGCCGAAGCAGTTTCAGATACCGTGCCCGACGCCACGCTGCGGAATCTGGTGCGACTTGCTCCTCTCGCACGTTCATCACGTTCACCCTGTTCTGGTGATCCATGCCGAAATGCTGGTCACCAAACGACATGGATGCGTGCCATGCCAGGGCGTCCGAGATGCAGTTGTGGACAAGAACTCCCTGTGCGAAGTATTCCGGGATGTCAGCTACGCTCAGGTTGTAGACAGCGTGCCTTCCTGGAACGGGGAGGACGGATAGAACCATGGTACGTATTCCCGCACTTATGGCTACAGAAGCGAGTTCTGGTCTTCCTCCACGACTCGTACTCACTGCCACACTGTTCGCATACGTGGACTCTCTTGCCTCCGCGGCGAATCTTTCGACTCTCGCACAAATGCTTCGTAGCACACTCTGGGCTGCAAAATCGTGTCTTCCGCTTTCTCCATGACTCGTACACGGACCCGCACTGCTCACACTTGTGCCGATATATCCTCTGGTGCGTGTGTCCGGCGAGGTTTTTGCCGTTTCCGTGGATTTTCCCGTGTTCTGACGGGGTAACGCATTCGAGATTTTCGATGTCGTTGTTGAGAGGGTCGTGATCCCTGTGATGGCACTGATACCCTTCCGGAACAGGCCCATTGTGAAACTCCCAAATCGCGACATGAAGCGCGATCTTGTTTCCGTTTCCGGGCTTTCGACGCCCCCAAAAATACCGTTGCCGATGTTTTTGCTTAGCGTTGGGGTTTCGGTGATACTCTCTTCCATTGAATACGATGGTTTCCGTGCTCGGGTCACACTGGTACACACGGCCTCGAAATTCTGACATGGGCGCACCTCGCATTCGGATTGTTGTTGGTACGCCAATAGTGTATCGCAACTCGTCAGCGATGACAAGAGACACCATCCTCTGTTTATTGTCCATACAGGATGATTTCCGGTTCCGACCAGCGAACGACCGTTTGATAACTGCACACTAAACACTGGCTCTTCGCCCGTCTTTCCACATGCGATCACTGGCCGCAAACCCTTCCTGGTCCAAACAAGGTCGCCCGGCTGCATCTGTTCAATAGGTCGCTCTCCACAATCCGTCAGAATCATCGTCCCCGCGACAAAACAACGATCTCCGTGCGCCGCCCCCGCCCCGCTCGGGTCACTCTTGTTCTTCTCGGCAACATGGTACGGTTCGCCGTCTGCCCCCATCTGGTACTGCCGAAGCTCGTCAATCGAATCCTTGTCCGGATTGTCGAATCGCCCCTCCAGGAGTGCCTCCCGGTACGGGCCAAGCAGAAGGCTCCGCATGTAAGTCCAGTAGCCGGCCTTCCCGGAGTCGCGAGCGAACATAGAACTGTCTTTCGGCTTCCGCCGGTAGTAGTATTGGAAGTCGCTCCGCTCCACGCGGGTCTTGAACTCTCCTCCGTAGCCATTGGCTTCCCAGATCAGAAACCCCGGATCGCCATGATAGTCCACGAACCAGCGGCACAGAGCAATTGCGATTTCCGCCAGTTCGTAGGGCAGGATCACGGACGACGCGAAGCCGAGCACTTTCTGGCCGGTCCTCCGGTTCAGGACGCTGATGCTCGAATTGCTGCTGCCCTCGCCGCCGGTTCCGGCTGCAACGTCCGCCCCCACGATGTACTCGCCCATCGGTGGCCGACCACGGATGTCCAGTTCGGTCCACAGCCGGAAACGTCCATCCACGTTCTCGGACCACTTCCCGATCAGGGTCTCCGGGTTGATGTGGAATTCCCCGAAGGCAGGACGACGGACGGACTGATTCAGTAGCCGGTTCACCAGGGCGTCGGCGAAGTACCGAGACACCGACGAACTGAAGTTCATGTCGTACTCTTGGGCGATCAGGACCGGCCCGGCACCGATACGAAGGCACTCAAAGTCGTACCATCGCGAACGGAACTTGTGGTTGGTCAGATCGTAGCCGCGTTCTTCGAGCTTGTTCCGAAGCGAAGCCCAGGAGTCTCGGTCGAGATATTCGGGGAACAGCGGCCCGTACAGCTTCTCGTCCACTGCGACCGGCTTGCCCTTCACGACCTGATACAGACCGCGGTTCTGGGTCGGATTGTCCCACCACGCCAGCCTGAGAACCGGCTCCTCGATCGAGTCATCGTGGATGATGTCGTGGAAAGCGCCGTCCTGGCCCTTCGGGGTCGAAATGCAGATTCGGCACCGGGTGATAGGCTGCGTTGCGGCCATCGCATCCTTGTCGGCACCGCGTGGATGCTTGGCGTGCTCGTCCATGATGAAGACCAAGGCACGGCCACCGGACGCGACGTCGCCCGTGCAAGCGTAGCCAGCCATGGCGGTAACGCCGTCCATTCGGAACAGGGTATGGTCGCTGTAGTTCCGGTTCCAGTCCTTCCGCTGCCTGCCAACCATCCAGTCGGGAAGCCGCTCCAGCAGCCAGTCGGCTTTCGGCATCAAGGCGTCCATGTCGCCCTTGCGATCCACCGCCGACTCGTTCATGGAGACGAAGTTGCACTTCGACCCTGGCCGGAACAGCCAGAGCCATGTGCAGATCAGGATGACGATCCAACTCGCACCCTGTGCCCGAGACTTCACAATCCGCAAGTCTCGCTTCCCCAGGACTTTCAGAATCCGATTGATGACCGGGATCTGATGCGGCCATGGCAGGAACGGAACTTCCGTCTTCAGGCCCGCCTCCTCGTCGACGCCACCGGCATCGTCGTCCAGGATGCGCGGCTCGAAGACGTAGGCGAAACCCATCGACCAGTACCAGAAGTCCTTCCTGCATCGGTCGAGAAGCTGGTTCTGGAACCGCTCGCTGCCGGCCGCCATCTTGAGCGTCTTGGCCCGCCACGCCGCGTTTTCGGCCGGATCGTCCGGAACCGTCGTGTAGTCGTACTTGCGGTCAACCATCCTTGCCGTTCTTCTTTTTGGGTGACTTTCTGATGGTACGCCAGTAGTGGACGTCGAATGTCCTTCGGCAACTCTTGCACCATGGAAAGTCTGTCTGCGGAAGAGTGCCAAGATCACGCGAACCACAGTACGGGCACCACTTCACCGGGTGCGGATTCTTAGACCACTTCTCCATCGCTTCTCCCTTGAATATCACGTAAGCAGTGTAGCCCAGGGCACCGGCGAGCTTCTGAATCGTCCTCCAGGTGGGCGAGACGCGGCCGGTCAGAATCTTCCAGAGGGCCGTGCGGTTGCAGTCGCCAACGTCGCCCGGATTCAGGCCCTCGGCTGCCAGGATTCGCTTGATTTCGCTTGCGGGATCTTTTTTCATGCCATCAGCCTACCATAGCTGTTGCATTTGTGCAACAGACGCGGTACAATCACGGCGGTATGGCCAAAGTACCCGTGGGGCTAGGGACGTGCACCCCGAACCCCGGAAGCCTGACCGGCCCGCCCCACGCTCTTTCCTCTCAGGCACCAGAAAGGCACTGGAAATGGAACCGCAGCCACTCAGCCGTGATGAAGTCAAGAAGCTCCTTCTCGCATGCAGGAACACCACTGTCGGGATCCGCGACCGGGCCGTCCTGACGCTCCTCTACCGCGGCTACATGCGGATCGCCGCCACGCTAGAGATCCGGCCGACCGACATCGACTGGGACCGGAATCTCGTCACGGTCCACTCCGACAAGGGCGGCAAGGGACGCACCGTCCCGATCGACGACGGGGCCATGAACGTCATTCGCCTATGGGCGGAACGCCGGACGAAGCTCGGCATCAACGGCCACCATCCGTTCTTCTGCGCCACCGACAAGGACTGCCTGGGCAACGCCCTCAACTCCAGCCACTTCCGACGCAAGATCAAGACGCTGCAAGCCAAGGCCGGCATCGAGAAACGCTGCCACCTGCACGTACTCCGGCACACCGGGGCCTCGGAACTCCTGGAAGAGGGATTCGACATCGCCACCATCGCCGCCGTGCTCGGCCACGACAACATCTCGACCACGTCCCAGTACCTGCACCGGCTTCGGCCAGACGTGATGGACGAGAAACTGAAGGCACGGGTCTGGAGCGATCTGGAAACCGTGAAATTCGAGAAACCGCCCATGACCGAATCAGCAGCGTTATCCGAACTCAAACAGCACCTGACCGAACTCGGCCAGAAGTTCAACGAGGCCAACGAGGCCCACGCCGCCAACTACACGGCACTCCTCATCGCCCTCATGAACAAGGGCCTCATCACGCTGGAAGACTACGAATTCGCCAGGACGAAGGCTATGCACCTGGCCGAGCAGGAGTTCGCCAGGAAACGGGATGAAATCCAGAAGGAGAATGAAACGCCATGACCGAACCGCTCCTCGAAAACGAGATGTCGTTGGCCTACAAAGAGCTTCTGCGAAAGGATTGCCTCGTCAGGTCAATGCACATGGCAGGAGTCCCGCTCCAGCAACAAGTGGTGGTCCTGTCGGCCACGCTAAAAACGATTCGTGAACAATACCTAGAACAGTCCATGCTGGTCCCGTTCCTGGTGAAAACCGATAACGGACAAACACTCAGATGGGATCCGCCAAACGATAGACTCGAAGTGAGGAGCCTATAACCATCTTCGACCTCGCCAAGAACCTGCCCAAGAGCACCGCCTGGAAGTACCTCATCCTCAACAGCACCCATATCGAGGAAATGCGGAAAGCCATCCAGGATGCATCAGACAAGTCCGCCGGGCTCGCCTCGGCCGCATACTTGTTCGGCATCAACGTCATCCAGGAGGACGACCCGTCAACCAGGAAGTGCATGGCGGTCGCTATGTCCGCCACGTCCGGCCAGCCAGCCTGCTACGAGGACCAAGACGGCAACCTGATCGTCGTCGAAATGCCGGCCAGCGAATCCTCGTTCGCTAGGTTCCTTAAGCCCAACCTAACCCAGCCCAGCCCAGCCAAGGATTCCAGCCAGTGAAATTCAAAGACTACCTCGCCGCCATCACCAACTCGACCGGATCCATCCCCCTCCCGCACCTCCGCTGGATCATCCGCAAGAACACCCGCAATACGGCCAGGGAGGAAGCCATCGCCGCCGAGGTGCTCCGGCAGGCTAACCCCCGCGAGAATATCTCCGGCCACTTCGGCTGGGGCCCCGAAGAACAAACGGTCCTCCAGCAGCTCTGGATGAACCCCGGCCAGGAAGTCTCCGAGTGGCGGGACGTGCCCACCCACGACACCGCCAAACTCTTCTCCACCGAACAAACCAAGTACGGACCCATGCCCGTACCAAACGCCATCGACCAGCCAGGACAAATCCACCACGCCGATTTCCACGAACGACTCAAGGAAATCCTCGGAGATGACTTCGAGTAACCCGATCCCGACCAGCCACACACACAGCCACACACACCCAACCACCCCAACCCACACACCCAGCCCTGCCAGGCACCACACCAGCCCCGCAGGGCTTTCTCGTCGACACACACACCAACACCTAACCCCATGGCCCCGCAGGGAATCGATAGGGGGCAGATGGGTAAAGCCTGCGGCAGCAAGGGGACCCAAGCCTCCGGCGGAAATGAGGAAATGGATGGGAGGAAAGGTGGGCGAAAATGGCAAATGAGGCGGGTCAGCGAGAACAGTTAACCGCGACCCGCTCGCTCGCGAGCCGGTGGGGTCCTGGTAAAAAAGCGTGGCCGCGGGGGGCCCCAATGGCTCGCTAACCTGCCTGGTCGCCGGTCGAAGATGGCCAAGCTGTCACGCATCACCCCCAACTGGCTATGAACGGGCCCTGATGAGTCCTAGGACTGTTACGCTTCCCTATGGAACCGTTACACATGCCCTCGCGTAGCCTGCCATGCCCTGCCTGAGCACGCCCCCTCTGCTGCGAGCGTGTATAGGGTGCTATACAGTGTACAAATGAACGATGGTTGCGCAGCGGCTCACGTATCCTATACCTCGACATGCACAATTCATCCTTCCCTCCCCTCTGTCTAGGCGATCTGCCTTGTTCTGCCCTGAGAATGCGTAGGCGTAATTGTGTCGCTGCCGCGGGCTGCGTGTGTGTCCTGGGTGTGCTGGTGGCTGGCGATCCTGCCGGAGGCTCTGGTGACTGAGGGCGCGCGCAGTAATAGGAGGGCGCGCGCAGGAGGCGGGGTGTGCTTGGCTGCCGCAGGCTGGGAGGGGATGAGCGGGGACTGGTGACCGAGGTCGGAATGCTCGCCGCAGGCGTGGCCCTTGACCGGAGTGCGCGCGCGTGGGGTGGCTGATTTCCGGGGGATTACGGGTGTGCGGGCGGGAGATTCCCGGATTCCAAGGTGTCTAGTTTGGGGGCGGGCGGAAGCGGGAGCGGAATTTCGGAGATTGTTTCTGGGGTAGCTGGTGGCTGGGCGCCGGGGTCTGGCTGGCCGATGAGGGGCAGGCCGGCGGCGGCTCGGCGGGTGTTGATCCAGGAGAGGACGGAGTCGAGATCGCGGGGGTTGTAGTGTTTGCGGGCTCCGTAGGCTCGGGCAGTGGCCAGGGTGAGGCCGGAGAGCTTGGCGATTAGGGAGTAGGTGATAGAGAGGAAGCGTCGCTCCCCGCGTGTCTTCTTGGTGTCCTGGTCCTTGTCCTTGGCTTCTGTTACCATGTTCTCGATTCCTTGGCTTTAGCTGAATTTTGGGCATTGACTATTCCGAAGAAGCCCATATACTGATCATATCAGAACGCTCTACAGGTGGCAACCAAATGAGCACAACGACAGACAGACCTATCGCCCTGCTCGCTCCCCAATCTGCTGGTTGCCACCGCTCTATGGGGAGTGGGCGGGGCTTATTGATGAGAGGTGAGAACATGAGCCAGAACAACTCTTTCGACTTTGGGATTCGGCTGCCCAACGGGGCAACGGTGATTCAGGCAAGGCGGATCGACATCGACGCGCATATCGTGCTTGCCCGGTTCGATAACGGGTATGTGACCTGGCAGGCGGATAACTCCGGCTGCACCTACTGGGGGCACTACTTCGGGGACACCGATTGCGACTTGGCTTGTGCCCTCCAGGACTTCCAGACGCGAGCAGCCGGCGCTTGCAGGCTCCATGAGGTGACGACGTGACCAAGATCATTCACGCGTGCGACCGGGCGTTACAACTGATTGCCGATGGGCGGACTGACGTAGCCCCGGCTTGGGTCGAGGAGTTCGACGGGACCGTGCGAGAGGCCCGACGCGACATCTTCACGCTGTACGGCCGGCCTGAGCGGATCGACGGGCAGGTGTTCCGGTTCGATGGCTTCACGTTGACGGTTGTCGAGGATGAGGCGGCCGAGGTGGGCGAGGTGACGGGATGAGCACCAGCGACCAGCGATTACTACCGATCGACGACGACGAGACCCGGGCGAAGGTCGAGCAGGCCGAGGCCCGGGAGGAGTTTGAGCGGAGAAGATGGAAGGGTGGGCAGAAGCCGGCCAGGGGCAGGCAAGGGAAGCTGTTTGACCACCTGGACGATTTGCCGGACCAGAATTACCTATTTGGGGAATGACCATGTGCAGCATATCAGACGGAAACGTGAAGCTGGGAACGATTCACTCCTTGTCGCTCCCGCCGGTTCTGACCTGCAACCCTGACGCACCGTGCCGACGCAAGGGGCAGTGCTACGCTATCGCCATGACACGCTACGCCCCGGGTGTGGTCAAGGCATGGGGCGGGAATCTCGACCAGTGGCAGACCGACCCCGCGGGGTTTGAGGCCGAAATGATGGACTACTTCGAGGGGATCAACGCGCCGCGGTTCTTCCGGTGGTTTGTTGGCGGGGATGTATGCGATGGCGCATTCTGGCAGATGATTGTCAGGATAGCGGCCAAGTGCCCCGGTGTGCGGTTCTTGATGTTCACCAAGCAATACGGGATTGTGGGCGGCCGGACTCCGGGGAACTTGCAAGTGGTCGCCAGTGGGTGGCCTGGCTTGCCGATTCCCCGACGCATTCGGCGGCAGTTTCGAGTGGCGTGGATGCGAGACGAGAAGAACCCCGACCCGCGGATTCCGGCCGACGCAATCGAGTGTCCCGGGCACTGCGACAAGTGCGGTATGTGCTGGGACCTGGCGGCCATCGGGCGCGATGTTGTTTTCGAGAAACATTGACAACCATTTGATGCGAGGTGAGACGATGGGATACTGCTACACCAAGGGCGGCGGGTTGGTTTGTGATTCGTGTGATTCTGACGCGAACGTCAAGAAGCGGCATTGCCCGCACACGGTCGACGGTTTGCCGTACTGCCCCGCCCCCGCGCTCTGCAATGCGTGCTGGGAGAAGTACGGAAAGAACAAAATACACGCCGGATGCAAGGAGCCGGCCGCGGCGAGGCAACAGGAGATGGACGACGAACGGGCCGCAATCGACGGCGGCGCGTTGATCGTCACCACGGCATGGGGTGACTGGGATTCTTGCGTGCCGTCCGGTTTCGTGGGCGTGCTGTTCAGGGGCAAGGGCATTGACGCATTCCGTTTGATCCGCAAGACGGACTACGACCCCGGGCGAAAGAAGTATTTGAGCGATTACCCCGACGCCAGGATCTGGGAGGCGCCGCACCCGGCCTGTTTTGTTGCTTGACGATCACCCGCCGACTCCCCCGCCCTCCGGCTGGACGGTTGCCAGACCGGAGAACGGGCGCGCCGCTGGGCGAGCCAGAAACACTACCCTAATCATGCGAGGTGAGAGAATGAACGCCGACCTATTTAAGACTGACCCGAGATCGTATGCCCTGGAACTGGTGGCGGATGGATTGCAGACCGCCGACCACCTGCTGCTGTGCGCCTTGAAGTATCTCAGCCATGACGATTGCCGGGAGATGCTTGACATGAACGAACTGTCTCCCCGGTTCTACGAGGAGGAGGAGGAAGAGGACCAGGAGGAGGCCGAGGACTTCGAGCTTTCCGACGAGGAGGAAGTCAGGGAGGCATTCTGGGAGGAGCACCCGCGGCTTGCGAAGTACCGCGACGACGCTAAGAGCCAGAACGACTACAACGCCGACATTCGCACGGCCTTCGTTGATTGGGTCGATGTTGCGAATCGCGACGGCCGCATGAGTGGCGACCTGGCGAGGGAGGTGACGCTGTGAACGCTGAAACACTGACCACCGCCGCCATGAACGACCGGCACGACTGGGCGCGTATCACCCATCTTGTGGGTCAACTCCGCCTTGTGATCGACCACACGGCCCAACGGGCCGCCCGGGAGAATTCCGCTTGGCATGACGACCCGGAAGCCGAGGGCCACGCCAAGTACCACGCACCCGCGGACGTGCAATTTCCCCGGGACGTGCGGGACGCGGCTGTATTGGAACTGGTTCGGCACTACCTGACCGAGATTACGTTGAGCGAGCAAGCGCGGCCCGCCTGACCGTCCCCCGAGGAACTACGCCCCGCCCCGTGGCATCGTTACGGGGCGCCCGCCCGCTCCCTGGCTCAGGGGGCGAACGGGCCTTACCGCCGCCCAAGCAACCGCGCTCGGCGGCAGATCCACAACCCGCCCTCCGTGCTGAGGGCCAACCCCGAGGTGAGAGAATGAGGGAACTCGAAACCACCGACGAACTAGCAGGGCGCGCCCACAACATCGGCCGTCGGCTAACTGAAATGCCATTCGGCGAATACGGATCCCAACAGCGCGCCGAGAGAGACCGACTGTGCGACGTTTACAACGAACTGAATGCACGACTTCACCGCAGACTCTTTACCGAAGACTGACCCCCCCACCCCCGCAGCGCACCGCCAGGAGCCGCGACCTGGCCGGGGACTTGCCGACCGACTACCGGAAGGCGTTTTCAGGAGGTGAGAGCATGGGACGGCTTGCAAAAACATTGGCGCGATGGGACAGGACAGAAGGCGCGGCGACAAAGCTGGAGCAGGCAATCTACCGCCTGGCTCGCGACGTATTCGCTGGCGGTTACTACGACACGGCCCAGATGGACGCAGACGCGGCGGCGCGCAAGTACGCCAAGGCAGTCGCCCACGCCACGCACACTGGAGGCGATGAACTCATCCCCGAGATCGTAGCCGACCGGGTGGCGAGGACTGTCACTGTTCGTTGGATCGACGCCTACGGAAACCCATACACGATCTGGACAATCACGCCCGAGACGATTGACTGAAATCTCACCTCGCCCCCTGCCCCGTTGGCTCGTAGTCGGCGGGGCGGGGGGTTTATTGCGTCCCGTCCCTACAGCACTCCCAACGAATCCAGGTAAGCATCTCCCTCACTGATCGGCGCTCTTCTCTCAATATCGGTGGGTGTTGCATGACCCTTTTCGGCAAACCCGATCAACCGGGTAAACAAATCCCGCCGGCTGCCTGGCGGGCACTGTGCGTATTCTTCCGCGATCATCACGGCCAGGGGTGTCGGGGGCGGAGTGCTGGCCTTGCTAAAATCCTGTGTCGTGTAGCCCTTTGCCTCGTCTACCGTAATCCGCCGGAACTCGAAGCCGACCCATAGCCACGAGTCGCGAATCCGTTTACCCGGGTCGGTCTCCGTATAATTGGGGTCGAGAATATCATTGATCGAACCAACGTATCCAACGAATCTTGGCGGTGGACCCATGGCCTTCTCTAGTGCCTCCTGGAACGCTTTCGCGTTGATGTTGATTGTGTGGGTCTTTTCAATGCGTAGCTCCTCTTGCAGTTCTCGAATCCGCCTCGCTACGTCCGATTGCAGGGCCTCGACGAACATTACCGAGGTTTCCGCCGACGCCCACATTTCGGCCATGGATCGCTCGCGATCGTCCCTTGGTCCGTCCTCGCCCTTGCTTTCGGCTTGCAATAGCATCCGCTTGCGGATCTGGTGCCGGAGTGCCGCGGCCAGTGGGCGAAGGCCGGTCAGTCGCAGCCGGCGCTCGATGCCGACTTTCCACGCCCGGTATTCTGCCGTCTCTTCCGGGTAGGGCTCGGGTTCTGTTGGCGGCTCTGGTTCGGGCGGCGGTTCCGGTGGCGGTGGGTCCGGCTCGGGCTCCGGCGGCGGTGGGTCCGGTTCGAGCTTCCAGCCGCGACGGTGGATTAGGGTATCGAGAATCGTTTGCATGGGTGCGGGGGATTGGCGGATCACTTCTGGGAGTAGAGCTTGCGCAGCATGGCCTTCCGTTCGCTGTAGCCCGGGTCGAAGTCGTTGGTGCCTTTAATGAAGTGCCCGCGGGGTTTCGCTCCGCCCTCGGTGTAACGAGACTTGAGCGCGGCCAGGGCGTCCTCGACCTTGGGGGCGTGGGTGCGACGATACTCCTCGAAGTCGGCCAGGTAGCGATCGTGACGATCGACCGCCTTTTGGTAGGACTCGTCGGACTTGTACTTCTTGCGATCGGGCGGCTTGCTGGCGGCGTTGAAGACCAGACCGGCCCGCAGTTCGTCCCGGCGCTGGTTGACCTGCTTGGTCTCGTCGGCGGACAACATCTCGCCGAATGCGGGTGACTCGTCCTTCCAGGTCATGCCGTATTCGAGGTAATTCGACAGGAGCTTCTTGCGGTCCTCGGGTGACGCCTTGCGATACTTCGTCTTGGGTCCGTAGGTTGAGAGCCCGGTGCCGAAGAATGCCTCGATCGCGGCCACGGTCCCCTGGGGCACGTTCAGTTCCTTCTCGGCTTCCCAGATGTCCCGCCAGGTCATCGGCGTCGTGCGGTCGCTGACGATCTTCCCAACCGTTGCCTTGTCGCCGACCACGTTCTCGCCGGCCATGTAGTCCAGCACGGCGGACGGGAACGGGGCGAGCTTGGTGTCCAGGAACCGGTGAATGACCTGCCGGGCGTCGTCGGCACCGTAGGGGACGTCGTCGCCGCGGATTGGGACGATCTCGCCCGAGGCCCGCTTGGTCTCTCCGGTGGCGATTCGGGCGGCCAGGGTGACAAGCTGGCTCATGCCGGTGCCGGAATCCAATCGGGTCTCGCCCAGCCGCATTTTCCAAAGATCGCTCGACCGTGGGTCGATTTCGTACTTCGGCTTCATTTCGTCGTCGTCGCCGGCCAGGAGTGAGTAGATGAGGTGCTTCAGGATCAGGAACCCGGCCAGCCCAAGCATCCCGCGGACGTAGACCTTGCCGATCGCAAGCCGGGTGGCCTTGTCGCCTTTCCACATCGGCTGGCCGGTGGCTCCCAGCACTCGCGACCAGACCCAGCGGGGGGCGAAGAATAACCACCCAAGGGCCTCGGCGTTCCTGATCGGTGCCCGGCCGCTGATGACGTTGGACGCATGGCCGAGAATCTTGGCGTCCTCTTCCGACCACGTTCCCGGGCGGGCCGACTCGACGCTGTCCTTCATGTAGTCGAACAGGTCTGCCCGCATGGTGTTCAGGAACGACCGGAAAGCCCGCTCGCTGCCAAGCAGCCCCTCGGCGGCCCACCTGGGCGGTGCCAGTGCCCAATGCTTGGTCCCGGCCATCCACGAGACGATACGCGACCGCAGAAATTCTTCCCGATGCGACAGAGGGCCATCGTCCGCGGTGGTTTCGAGCTTCCCGAGCACGTAGTCGATATGGTTCGGCCGCTGCATGAGATCGTCGTGCAGCGCGTAGTCCGCCCGCCGGCTGAAGGCGGCCTGGAGTGACTTGCCGATCGCTGGGATCGCCTGGAGTGGGAATCCGAGCGTGTAGGGGATTCCCTGTCGCAAGACGGCCGACGATTCGTAGCCGGTCATGATCATTCGTGCCACGTCGTGGAGATCGCCACCGAACCCGAGTGCCTTGCCAAGTCGGCCGCGCGCCGCCCGCTCCGCCTCCTCGATTTCAGCCCGGGCGTGCCGCTTGACCAACTCGATCTGGTACTTCTTTTCGAGGATCTCGTTGTCCATCGGGGTCGGTTTACGCTTCGCCGGCAGCTTTCCCTTGATGGCGTCGTCTCGACGCTTCTCCCAGAATTCCAGCCGCTTGTCGAGAGACTTCTTGTAGTTGGCCAGTTTGCGGGCTGCTTCTTTCGCTTGGTATGCCGGGCTGGCGAGTCTCGCCCGCTCGCGATCCGCCTTCAATTCCTTGAGTCTGGCCCGCTTGGCTTCCAGGGCGGGGGACGTCAGCGGGACCGCTTTCGCCTTCGGCCCGAGGCGGCCGGCGGCCAGGTCGGCTTCCATGTTGGTGATCTGGCGCTCCAGCATCTTCTCGGCCATCTTCAGCCGCTGGGCATCGCTCAGAACCGACTTCTTCGGCGGGAAGATTTTGTCGTACTCGGCCTTGAGTTCGTCCCGCTTCGCTCGGCGCTCGGCCACCTGTTCGCGCAGTTCGGCCAGGTCGGCGTCGGGGGTCAGCTTGGTCCGTTCGCCGAGGGTTGTCCGCGGCGTCAGGTTCTTGATGCTGTTTTCGAGATCCTTGATTTCGTCGGCCAGGTCGGTCAGGCGATTGTTGGCGGCCTTCTTGGCCGTGCTCAGGGCGGATTGCAACTGCCCTTCCCGGGACTCCACGGGGACCGGCAGCTTCTTCTTGAGTTCGTTGACCTGGGCGATCAACTGGCGTTCGATGTCGTCGGGTGTAGCTCGCTGCTGGCCGGTCGACTTCGGCAACAGGTCTTCGTCCCGCAGCCTGGCGGCCACGTCGTCGGGGCTCATACCCTCGTCGAGCCACTGCTGGGCTTTGGCGATGGCGTTTTCCAGATCCTGGATCTTCAGTATCTGCCGGACTTGGCCCCTGATCTCGCGGATCGTGGCTTCCACTTCCCCGGGCGGAAGTTCCCTGAATTCCCCGTAGTTCGACATCCCCTGCATCACGTCCCAACGTGTGATGCCGGGCACTTCTTCCGATAGCTGATCGTGGACGGCGTCGGTAACGGCTTCCCGTTCTTCGATTCCGGACTCGACGGCCGCCCGCATCAACTCCCGGGCTCGCGCTCCGATCTGGCTCTTTTTGGGCGAGTCGCCCAACGGGGACGCGACCTTTCCCTCCGCCTTGTGCGCCGCCCACGCCTCCTTGAACGCCTCGATCTGCTCCGCAGTGACAGTCGGAATCTCCTTCTTGACTTTCGCCATCAGTTCCAGGAGAGAATCGACGCCCATCTCCGCATACGCCTTGACAACCTGGCCGGCGGCCTTGGTGATCTTGACCCACTTCTCGCCCTCGCGCTTCGGATCGAAGGCGAAGCCGGTCTGGAACAGGGTGCCCCATTCGTTCTTGAATGCCGCGACCGCATCCGATGCCTTTTTCTCCAGTTCCGCCCGCTTGGCCTTCTTCTTCGGCGGCTGCTTCGGCGGCTGCTTCTCCTCCTTCACGTCGGCGATGGCCTGTTCGACCTTCTCCTGCAACAGCTTCTGCTCCAATGCGCCCCGCTCCGACTCCATCTGCTTGATCTGGTCGGCCATCTCCTCGTACTGGGCCATCTTCTCGTCGCTGGGCCGCTCGTTGACCGACCGCATATGCTGGCGAACGATTCCGGCCACGGAGAAGTCGGCTTCGAGTTCGGTTTGCCGGGACACGCCAGACCGGCCCCAGATGGTTCCGACTCGCTCCGATGCCTCGATGGCGACCAGCAGTTCGTCCCGCACGTTGTCGCCTGCCCGGCGCTGGTTCTCCAGGCTACGGATGTGCCGCTCCAGCACGGCTTCTTCCACTTGGTCGATCGCACGGGGGTTGGCGGCCAGTGCGTCGGCCAGGCGGATCGGGTAGGACGGATCGGACGCGATGCGGTTGGCGGCCTCCAACTGCCACTGCTCGACGGACTCCTCCTCGTCATAGATTCGCACGGGCAGACCCGCTTTGGCCCGCAGTTCGTCGGTCTTGACGTTCTTCGTACCCGTGGTTGCGCCGGACGATGGGCGGGGCTGGACCGGCGGCGGCTGGACGGGCGGTGGGGTAACAGGAGGGGCGGCCGGTGGTGCTGCCGGCGGCGCTGCTGGCGGCGGCTGGACAGGCGGGGCGACAGGCTTCTCGGACTCGGCGGCCGGCTCTGGCTCACGGGGCTCCATGTTCCACTCGGGATGCTCGGCCCGGGTCTTGTCCCACGCGACCTCCATCGCGGCCCGGTACTGCTCAGCCACCGCAGCACTGAAGCGTGCGGCCAGCCGCTCCATGGCGACCGCGAACCGCAGCACCTTTTTCTTGACAAGCGCGGCAGTCAGCTTGACGGCTGCGTCGAGAATCTCCGCCCCGATGGCCGCTTCCCGCATTGGGTCGTAGACTGCGCCAAGAGGCTTCTTTTTGTCCTGCGCTTTTTTGAGCCGCTCGGCGGCGGCGTCAAACTCCTTGTCTGCTTTCTCGGAGGCTCGCGACAGGGTGGATTCGGGCGGCGGGAGCAAGTGCCCCTGTCCTGGCAGTTCCTTTACGAACTCGAACCCGGCCTGCTTGCCTTTCTCGGACGGATCGCCTTTCCATAACTTGGCGTTGGCTTCGGCCGCCTTGTCCTGCGCGGCTATCCGTTCCGCTTCCTCCGGAAGCAATACGCCAGACTGCTGCTGCTGCTCCTGTTCCTGCTCCCAGGGGAACGGGACATCCTCTCCCTCCATGGCGTCTAGATCCTGGTCGCCTGACTCCTGGTCAATCTGTTCCTGACCGCTCGTCTCCCGGTTGCCTAACTCCCGGTCGATCTCCTCCGCGAGGCCGGCGTCGACTTTGTCCTGTATCGCCTTTTCGTCGATCTCTTCGGAGAACGTCTCCGTGGCCAGCATGTTAAGCAAGTCAGACTCGTTGGTGGGCAAACTGAAACTGCCCTGTCTTTCAAGATTGAGATTGTCCTTGATGTACTGCGGCAGTTGACCGAATCCAGGAATGCTGGTGAGGTCTTTTCCGCTACGGCCATACGCATTGAGAACCTGTAACTTGAACCTCCTGATGTTCTCGGGTCCGACGAAGTTCGCCAGCAACTCTCGGACGTCGGACTTTCGCTTCTCGACCACCTCCCTTTCGGCGTCGAAACGCTCCTTGCTCTGCTGCTCGAAATACTCCGCCGCGTCGGGTGGTAGTTCGCCGATCCGCGTGAGTACGAGGCCCTTCGCTTTCGCGGCGGCCGCGCGTTCATTCCAGTCCGCCAGTTCGTTCAGTTCGTGAATGATCGCCGGGGTTGGGTCGCTCTCGAAGAGGATCCTCTTGCCGGCCTTCTGCCCCCGGTAGTCCGACTTGAGTTTGTCGCCCATTTCCTGCGACAGGCCGCCGACGGACCACATTCCCTTCTTCGGCGTTTTCGTGATCGTGATACCCGCCGCCTTGAGAACCGCCACGTCTCGCGAGTCGGCCGCCGGTGCGTCGAAGTCGAAGTCCCGAATCTGCTTCGCCGCCCCACTCTTGCGACCCTGCACAGCCGCACTCATCGACCGCATCCGCGACCCAACCGTCCGACTCAATTCCCGATCGAACGGAATGTTTTCGGCGAAGATCCACTCTAGGGTGACGGGCTTGGCGGTCCCCAGCCGTGCCAACCGGCCACTGACCTGATCGACCTTGGTCCCGCTCCACGGCAGGTTCATGTTGACCTGATAGCGACTCGGCATCTTGCCGGTGGTGTCGTGGTAGGACAGGCCGGTCCCGCCCTTGTCCATCGTGGCGACGATCACTTTGGCCTTGTTGGCCTTCCAGGCGGCAAGGTTCTTTTTGTTCTTCGCGTCCGACCTGATCCGTCCAGTGAACTCGACGGCCTGCCCGGGGAACGCCTTCAGGATCTCGTCAACCGCGCTGGGCATTTTCTTCAGCACGCCGGCCCGGTCGAACGCCATCGCGATCTTGTGGATGAAACGTGCAAACGGCGGCGGCCCCACGCTGGCCCGACTCTCGCCCATCATCTCGGCGGCATTGGCGGCCTCCTCCCATTCCTGCATCATCCGGTCCATTTCGGCCGGCTTGTATCGCCTCTCGGCGGCCTTCCCCTTGATACCGTGCTGCTTGCGGTACGGGCCACTCAACTGGTACGTGCCCAGGTCCACGTCCTTCTTGGTGTTCACGAAGATGATCACCTGCGGGTCTTCTTCGCGCCCCTCGCCGATGATCTCCTTGGTCCGGGCGATTGCCGCATCGACCTTAGCCGCCTCAAGTAGCCGATTCAGGACGTTGACCTTGTGAGCGGCGATCTGGCCCTTCTCGTGATCGCCCTGCGCTTCCGCTTCGGCGTCGGCGTAGATTTGCACTACCTCGTTGGAAACGTCCGCCCAGAACGGGTCGGCCATCACCGATCGCAGTTCGCTCAGGACCATGCCCGGCGGCAGGGTCATCGGGCGCTGGGTGAAGACACCTCGCTTCTTCAGCCACTCGTTGGCGGCGAACTGGTCAGCCTCTGCGGTCTGGTGTTTCGGCCACCAGATAACCGGGGCGGTGTATGTCTGGCCGGTCTTGCTCGTCTTCTTGACGAAATAGACATTGGCCCCGAACATCCACGCCCAGGCGTTGAATCCGTGCAGTTCGTTGCGGAACGGCCGACCGCCGGGCTTGCTGGACGGTCGGTCGAATTGGACATGCAGGTCGTCGAAGATGCCGCTGGCGTCAAGGTACTCGGCCTCGACCACGTTCTCGAACGGAGTTGCGGTGGCGTACACCGTGAATCTGGCGGAGCGAACCATCCCGCCGATGGTCTTGCCGGTGGTCCGTTCCTTGTTCTTCGCGGAATGGGCCTCGTCCAGTAGGAGTACAGCCCCAGACGCATTGACGGCCTTGCTGCGGATCTGGGCGTAGGTGGTGAACTCGACACCGTCCAGCCCGTAGTCTGCCAGGTCGGCCTGGACTTGGCCGATCAGATCCTTGTTCTGGGTGACGTAGACGAACCGCTTGAATCCCCGCTTGCGTAACTCCTTGATCGCACCGCCCAGCACGAACGTCTTGCCGGTGCCTGGAGAACTGCCGACCACGAACACTGGCCGGCCGGCCTCGGCCGCATCCACCACTCGGCCGATGTCCTCGATCTGGTTATTGACCACCTCCTGCGTGATGTCGTGCTTCAGCCCTCGGGCGACGAGGTCTCGGGTGTCTTGTCCCACATTGGAAACATAATCGTCGCCAGTTCTTTGTACGTCGGCTCTTTCATCCTCTCTTCTTCGGGCGTCCTCGCGCGCCACCTGCTCAAGGCGTCCGCCAGCATCAACGGGTTCCTCTCCAGTTCCTCCGCGAGCGATTCGATCAGCAATGGCTCGCCGGGGATCTCCCTTAAAGGTCCACGCTTTTTCCTTCGGATCCCACCACCCACCAAGTTCGGACTCCTCTCGTTTGGCATCTCCGATCTCCTTTCTGTGCTCTCGGGTATTGCCGGTGATTTGCCACCGGCCGTCCGGCAGTTGCTTGACCGTCAGGCCGGCCTGGGTCAGCGCCTTGTCGACGGTGGCTGCGTCGGATTGGGCTGGGGCAGGTGCCTTCCGTTGCAGGTACTCGTCTATGGCGGCAAGTTTGGCGCGAGCCTCACGATCGGCCGTTCCCCTCATTTTAGACGCATTGTCACGACCAAACTTGATCCCCGATGTATCGCCCGTCTTGGACTTTCTTAGTTGGCGATCAGATCCGATCTCTCCACGCATTCGACTGGCCCAGTCCTGACGATCGGCGTCTGTTAACTGGACGTTCCTGTCCTCGCCAACACTCCAGTTGGTTCCTGAGCCACTCAAGGCAATTGGATGCAGCCCCAGAGGCGTCTGCGAGTAGTCGCGAGCCTCCGTGGCCTGGGTCGGCTTCTGGGTCGTGGGGGTCGATCCCAGTTCCATCTTTTCGATGGCCTTGTTTCCAACCCACGCGAGAATCGTGGCGTCTCCTTGATCACGGGCGGCTTTCAGGCGATTCTGCCCATCCAGAACCGCAACTTTAGGAAGGCCGCTTTCGTCTGAGTATCCGGCTTTTCTCCGGTTCGTTTCGATGACGATTGGGCCTTCCGACTTTGCATCGTAAGCCTTTCCTCGGGTCGGCCAGTCGATCTGGTCGACAGGAACCTCCAGCAGCGTGAACGATTCACTATCCATCCAGTGATTTCGGAACGCCTCGCCGCCTTTCGCTATTGGCGAGTAAGGATCGACATTGGGGTCGTCCTTTGCGGTAGCGGCAATCCGAGAAGCGATTTCAAGATCGGTCAGGGAAGACCCTACTCCCTCGCGTCCCGGGGGTTCGCCTGCAACATTCGCCGGTTTCGGAACGCCCGGGGCGGGTTTGGTCGGACGCGGAGCGCCGCCCGTTCCATCGACCACCGGTCCTGCGGGCGGTCCCACTGTCGGAGCCACCGCACCAGATTGATCAGCCACCAGTTTGGCATCCTGATTCTCCTGTTCGAGTTCGTCGGCAAAGGCACTCAAATCGGCCGGAGGGACCGCTGACGGGGCCTGCTGTGGGGCCTGTTGCGTTCCTGGCGCTCCGGTCGGCTTCTGGGTCGTGTCGGCCAGAGGAGTCGCTGACGGGGCCTGGGCGGGCTTCTGGGCCTCCCGTTTCGTCAGCCAGTCCTTGAACTCCTGGGACTCGACGGGGGCTCCAGCCGGCCCGGCGGCGTTCGTCCAGGACGGAATCCCTCGACTGATCCTGACGCCATCGACAACTTCCTGGCCGATTCCAAGCTCGGCCGCGATCTGCTTGGCGGTCTTTCGCTGGGCGGCCAATTCCTCGATCTGGTCGGCCAGACCGGATTTCTCGGCACGTTCGGCCAGGGGACGCAGGTTGTTGGCGACCCACGATGGCACATTCGCCCACGGGTCCGGCTTCGCCGTGGTCTGCTTCACAGGCGGAGCGGCCTCCTGCTCGTCCACGGTAATCCCAAGTTTCTGGGCAATATCACGTTGCTGTTGCGGGTCGAGTTCGTCCCACTCCTTCGTGGTCAGCGATCTGTCGGACACGGACGCGCGGAAATTGTCTGTGCCGTTCTCCCAGAACGACTGGGCCTTCTGAAGGGGAGTCGCGAAGACCAGAGGCGGTGTCGCCGGGGCCTGCTGTTCGTCCACCTCGGGCGGTCCAGTGAATACCGGCCCGGTTGGGCCTGTCACTTGTGCTTCAGGGACTTCGCCCGCCGGCTCCGCCTGGACGGCCGGCGACCCTTGCTTGATCTCTTGAATGCGGGCCTCGACGGCCGCCTTTCTCGACTCTCGGTTCTTCAGTTCCTCCTCAGACAAGCCAAGGGCCTTACCTTCTTCTGCCGACACAAACCCCTTCCTGAGTGTGCCTCGCAGTTGCTCCAGGTTGGCAGGATCCCGGGCGTCGATCGCCGCCAAGGCAGTCTGCCCCGCCGGAATCACCGAGAACGCCAACGCCTCGACGGCCAGTTGCTCCCATCCCGCTGGATCGTTGACGAGCAGTTTGCCCGTGGTGCCGTAGTCCTTCTCGATCCCCGTGACGCCGCCGGCAACGTCGGCCACCCGCTCCTCGAATATTTCTCCGAACATGCCGTTCCATCCGGCTTTGTCCAGGATCTCCTGAGCCCGTGCGGCGGTCCCACCCTTCGCCAGGAAACGGTCCAGCACGGCCGCCTTCATAGCCGCTGCTCGCTGGGCTATGGGCATCTTTGCAAACGCCTGACCGACCCGGCTTCTCGCCAGGGCCTTGCCCGCAACGCCGACCGCAGCCCCGGCCCGCTCTGACCCCATTTCGATGTACGCCGCCCCGAATCCTTTTCCGAGCGCTTCCATGAACGACGGATCGTCGCCGGTAATCGCCGCCGTAAGCTGGCCGGTCTCGTCGCGAGTCAGGTCGTATTCCGGCATCCACTTCTCGGAGACCTTTTGGGCGACCAGGGGCACATTCATGGCCGTCTGCGCCCCGATGCCGGCGGCATAGCCAGCGGTCTTCACGGCCGCGGTACGCAGGGCCTGCTTGCCTACCTGTTGACCCAGTACCTTTGCGCCAAGCTCTCGGCCGCGGCCCTGCCCCAGGTGAACCCGCCGGCAGTCATGGTGAATTCGACACCCATCCCCGGAAGGTGCGATACCAGATCCCACACCTTCTTGCCCAAGCCGCGGTCCTTGTTCTTCTCGGCAACGTCGATGGCACTCGCAAGAGTGAACCAATCGGAATCGGTCGCTTTGTCGGCTTCGATGTTTTTGACGGCGCTACGCAACGTCAGGAGATCGGCCGCCTCGACGGCTGTCCCGGCAAACGGAATCCGCTTCAGCACGTAGGGGACAATGTCCAGTTGCCCGATGTCGTAGGCGTGACGGGCCACCATCGCTTCCGACAGGCTATCGTAGTGGTTGCGAGCAGTCGGTTCCCGCCTCCGCTCCTCGGTCGCCTTCATCTCTTCCGGGTGCAGGATCGGGCGGGTTGGCTTGCTGCTCCGCCATGCGTCGAATTCCGGATCAGCGCCGGCTGGGTTGGCCTTCAACCACACGTCGTAGGCTTCGTTGGCCTTGTCGAACAGCGTCTTCTTGTCACGCGGCAGTTCGCTGCCGTATTTCTGCCGGTACTCCCGCAATAGGTTCTCCGCCCAGAACGATTCGCGTGGCTGGTCTTTCCTGGCAACGTACCCTGGCCTGGAGTTCAGGACCGCCGCATCCCTCGCGGAGGCACTTGCCGTCGGCTTTACAGCCAGGGGGTCCAGCCCCTTGGCTGCGGCCAATCGCTGCTTGTGTTCCAGGGTCGTCTCGGTCGCCCAGAGGCGGCCCAGGTCCATCTCCATCGCCGCGGTGTCTTCGTTGAATTCGCGCAGCGCGAGTGGATCGGTGCCCGGTTCCTTGGCCGCCCGCTCGGCCTCCTTCTTCCTGGCGGCAACAACCGCGGCCAGTCCTGTCGGAGTCACCTCCTCGGGCTTCACGACCACGGGGTTTCCGTCGGCGTCCTTACCGGAGAGGAATTCGGCGTACTCCTTCAGGCCCTGCTGGCCAACTGGCGTCGACCTGCGGAGCTTCTGTTCTGGGTCGGAGTCGTAGGCTTGAGCCCGGCCAGTCGCCTGTTCGCGGGTCAGCTTTCGGCGTTCGGCCAGGACGTTCTTGTTGAACCACCGGGCGATGGATTCGGGCTTGTACTCCGGGCTGAACGAGTATCGCTGTCCCTCGAACTCAAATTCCGTCTGGGCGGGCTGGTTCTGTTGCTGCGGCGGCGGTGCGATTGCTGCCTGCTGCGCGGGTGGAGTGGTCGCCTGCTGCGGAGCCGGCTGCCGTGGCGCTGGCGGTTGCGTCGGCAGAGGTTCAGCACGGCGAGTCGACGGCGACGGCGGAGCGTCCTGGGCGAGTTCCCACCCTTCAGGGATTGGCGACTCGACGACTTCCCAGCCAGGAGGCACGGGTGCAAGTCTCGACATTACTGACTTCTCCTGCGAATGATTCGCCCGTCCGGGAGCATGACGGTGTTGTCGTCAATCCACTGGGCGCCGGGAGGAAGCTGGCTGCTACCGGACGATTGCTGAACGCGGGCCGCCCGATACTGCTCAATTGTCATTCCGCGACGACGGGCCTGGTGGGCGTCAGCCTCGTCTTGTCGATTGTTCGGCGTGCCGGCCGGATAGCGCTCCGTGTTGGCGAGGTTGTCTCTGACCGCGGCACGGGACGCTGCCCCAGGAGCAGCAATATTCCACGGAGAATTCGCCTGCCAAGATCCCACCGGATTCCCCGCTATGTTGATCTCAGGTAGGTCCATTGCGCCAGCGATTACGGACGGAACGGATGCTGTCGCTGCCTCCTTCGCGTCGATCTCCCGCTGCAACCGCTCATTGTCGGCCTGTGCGTTGCGAACATCCGGCGCGACGGGCGGTGGCGGCGGCCCTACGGCGGGAGCGGTCGGCGAAACGGCCCCGGGCGTTGGGGTAACACTGACCGGCGGAGAACCATTGCCCCACCCGTCTCCGGCAGGCGGTGGCACTGCTGTCGCTGCGGGCGCCGCAACCGCTCTCCCGTCAGGCCCTATTTGGATCGGAGGCGGGGCGGACGGAGTGGTCGGGCTCCCGCCAGGGGTCGCACCGGGGGCGGCTCCGGCGGCCTGCCCACCAGGAAACGACACTTCCACATCCTTTGTGGCTTGGTCGTAGGCGTCCTTCCACGAGGAATACTTGGCTGTGTCGGTAGCTTCGTTTCGTTCCTTGTACAACTCCTTCGCATGGTCCCACACCATCTTGGCTCGATCCGCCTGGGCTTTGGCTGCCTTCTCCTGGGCGGCATTTTCGTCGGGCATCTGGAACCCACGCGGCAGTTGAGGAACCCCGTCATCCCCCAACACCCACGGAAGATGCCTGTACCGCTCGTAATTGGCGCCGAGGGCCTGCCGTACCCCGTCCTCCATTGTCGGCTTCGTCGACGGCTTCGCGGATCGCTGAATATTCCTCCGCTCCTTCTCGATCTGCTGCCGAATGTCGTCTCTCTGCGGGCCTGTGAAATTCGGGTCCGCATCCAACTGCGACTCGCGATCTTCCAGTTGCTTGATCCGCGTCTGAGCCGCCGGCGACAACTCCAAATCGCCTTCACGCAACCCCCTAATGATGTCCGAATCGCGTTGCTGATCGCCCCTGATGCGAGCCTGTTCTTGCATCCTCTTGTCGGCTGCGTCTTGCGTCTGATCCTGCAACATTTGCCGCTGGCGGAACTGGGAGACGTCCTGGGAATAGTCCAGAGCCGCTTTCTGCCGGTCTCGCTGATCCATCCATCCCTGCTGCTGGATCTGCTCCTGCCGACGAGCCTCAATCATCTGCTTGTCGCGGTAGACGTTCAGGGTACGCTCCAAGGCCCGCTCCCGAGCCTTCCCCTGGCCTGCCGCGTAAGCCGCAAGTCCACCTGTGCCAATCGGCTGGTACTCAAATGTAATGGGCATGTTTATCCCTCAATCGGGTCATGTTTGGACCGTGCTCGCCGTATCGCTTATCTTTGCCCAGTGCGGGCACTCGTTACCGCCACATCCGAATTCAGCATCACTATTCAGCCTCGCCACCCACTCGCCCAGCCACTGGCATTTACTCCCAGGCATCCCCACGCACCTGGTTGACCCCTCCACCTGGAGCATGAGGCCGCAGGAGGCGGCACGGCATCGTCGGAGGCGGTCGACGCCGGTGGGGGTAAGGCGGGAGACGGCGGGTGCGAGGCTGCACTGCGCGCCAACAACCGATGCCACCATCACGCGGCACTGACGGACTGGTGGTCGAGAGCTTCGAGTGGGTCGCTTGCACCACTGGCACACCCAACGCCCACCATCGTTCACAAACTGGCAGAGAACGCCGACGCGATCTGACATCACGCGCCCCATGATATTATGGCCGTTCCTCCGACTCCGCATCCGCAGCCGCCGGCCATTTTGGTTGCAGTATACGTCTCTGTTCCAGACGCGGACGGCCACGGTCCCGTCGCCGATTCCCACTCAAGTGGGTTTGGTGTCAATGATGTTAAGCCGCCGTATGAAAAATAAATCATAGGCGTATTTGAGTATGCCATGCAGTTCGGGTAGCACATCCCGCCATTTTTATGGTTCATGGACACAAGGATCGCCCTGGTTTCCGCTTCTTGTGAGCAGTAGAAGTTGACTGTTATATCCCACGGAACAGCATTTATGCGGAATGTTCTGAAGCAATACTCAATTTGGTCTCCTGTGAATCCGCCATAATCACCCTGAACATCGATCTCGAATGTGCCATTGAACGGGCCGCAATCGCAAAGTCCGTCTACCACGCTTTCTACTGTCATAGAAATCGTGTCTGGAAGAGGCACGGAAAACACCTCGCATTCTTCAGTCCATGTTGGTGGTCCGGTGGTGCAGCAGCACTTAGCAGTTCCAAGTTTCGTGATGAAACGCCTTGTAGGAATCTGTATCGAGTTGCGTTGTTTTGCGCTCGCTGCACCAACTCTACCCCATCGGATGTCACGAGCGGTTTTACGCTTAGGGCTCACTGATCCACCTCGCACGCGAACGGGATCAACAGCACGTACTCGTCGTCGGCAAGGTCCATGTCGTGGTCTTTGAATATACGGCATTTTGTCCCACTGGCTATCTTCTTCGCTGCCGTAATTGCTGTTGGCACGTCGTAGACGGTTATCACGCTTCCCGTCTCGTTCTTCAACGCACCAATAAGAAGTGTCGCGCCAGCAGAGCTTCCAGGAAGCAAGTCGGCAGTCAACGTGCAGGTGTATATCTTGACGCTTGATGAGTTAATGAACATCCAGTTGATGGTCTTGCCGTTCTCGTCGCGGAGTTCGTCAACCTTTTCGTTGAGATCGGATGGATGTCCAGTCGACGTTTCGGCTGTGCCGGGATTTTGCCCGACCCTCCATTCAACCGCCGTTGGACTTGGGTTGGCTGATTGCAGCGGAAGCAAGGCCGCGAAAATCTGGCCGATCTGAAATGAACCCTTTCTTCTACAGTCGTACGGCTTCGCTACCGGAATCCCGGGTTTGTTGGGATTTCCCGCCTCGTAGTCGATGAACTTGTTGATGCGTGTGTCAAACCCACGACACAGAACGTAGTCCTCTCGCGTGTCGTTCGCCGCCACCTGATACATCGCACAGTATGGAGAGACTCCAGGCACCTGCAATGATGCCTGGAGTCCCGACATGGGCTGGTACGGTGGCGGGAGCTTGAAGCCCGGAGTTGGTTGTCTTCGTTTGCGGAGCATGGCTTACGTTGCGGACGGCGACGTTGTGTGCGATGGAGTTCTGGACACGGTGTGGGATGGAGTGGCAGAGACCGTGTGGGATGGCGTAGCCGATACTGTATGCGACGGTGTAGCAGACGGTGTATGGGATACGGTACTAGACGGGGTGTTAGACGCCTCGTCTCGGACAGTCTGTGCGCTGATGTCCGTCTCGCAAGTGAATGTGTAGCGGCTTTTGATCACGCTACGCACCATGTCCGCGGTCGCCGTCTTAGTGACCGTCAGTTTGGTTGGGCGATCAGCCGCAGCCGTGGCGATGTACGTGGTATAGAACTTCTCCAGGATTGCAAACATGATGTCGCGAATGTCGCCAGTGGTTCCGTCTGCATTCGCGGCAGTCATCTCAGGGAAGGATGCAATCGGAAACGTAACATTCGTTCCGTCTTCAGACCAACTTGCAAACCAGACGTTGGGAGTTTTGTCGAACATCTGCGTAATTCCTCTTGTAAGTCACGTGGAGGCTGACAATAATGAAGCAAGCCGGCCGGAAGTGTGTAGCTCCCGAACGGCTCTAACCACCATAAACCTTCGAAGGAGGCTCAGATGGCTGAAAGCAATTCTAACCAGTTGTCCTGCCACGCGAAAGACGAAACTGGCAACGTCTACGGGAAACTGACGGTAGTGGAGTTTGCAAGGTCGCAAAACAACATCTACTGGCTCTGTCGCTGTGAATGCGGGGCCATGACTACGGTATGCGGATCTAATCTCCGCACCGGGATCACAAAGTCGTGCGGTTGCGTACGGTATACCCAGGGAGGAGGGCATGGTACTACCGAGTATACGTCTTTGAGGGAGATGAAATCGCGATGCTATAACCCGAACGCAACCGGCTATGTGGACTATGGCGGCAAGGGGACTGTTGTTTGCGAGCGATGGAGAACGTCCTTCGTCAACTTCCTGGCTGATATGGGGAAGAAGCCGTCTCCACGGCACAGCATTGAAAGAATCGACAACGACGGACACTATTCGTGCGGCCACTGCAAGGAATGTCTTCGCAACGATTGGCCAGCGAACTGCCGATGGGCCACACGCGACGAGCAGGCTCGCAACAGAAGTAACACTCGTATGCTGACATTCAAAGGAGAAACCATGTGCCTTAAGGATTGGGCACGCAAGTTGGGAATATCGCAACACGCCATAAGAGCGCGACTTGAGCGTGGTTTGCCACTCGTCGACGCATTGAGTTCCACAAAGTACGGAAAACGTCATAAAGTCTCTCGCAAATAATACTCTATCAGGGAGTAACCCACCCACCTCCAGAGTCAGCTAACGCGGTACTGAGTTGCGTCAATGCTTCAAACGAAGGATAGGCATCCGTTCGTCTCTCGGCAAAACCATAAAGGCCGATGTACAACTGATTCCTCTCATCGAGCATATAGGCCATTAACTTCATCGTCTCCTCGTGCTTCGCCTGGATCCCCCTCAGTCGCTCTGCGGATTCGGCCATCTTCTCCAGGATCGCCTTGTGCCTATGATCGGCCAGGGTGGATGCGTTCTGCATTGTCATGGACGAATAGCGTTCCTTGCCGGCGATAAAGCCCTTGACAGCGTCTTGGAGTTCGGACAGCACTTTGTCTCGCTCTGCCATTGCTACCCGGGAAATGTCCTGCTGGGCAGTGTGTTGCCTGTCGATGCCGGCGAGGTACTGCGCCTCGATCTGCTGCACCTGTTCGAGAAGCCGGTCTCGCTGGGTCGCCTCGGCCCGCCAGACGTCGACGGAAATCCCGTGCTCCTTCTGGATCCCGTCCAGCATCTGCAAAAGGACTCCCTGCACGGCCGCAAACAGTTGCTGCTCGACAGAAATGCCCAGCTTCGCAACGTCCGTCGTTGCTGCCCGCTCGCGGTCGAGCCCGTCCAGCACCAACCGGACCTCGTTCATCAATTGGTCGTGCAACTGAAGCCTGAGCGTCGAGTTAGCGACGATAATCTCCTGCTGAACCGCGTGCTGCCGGTCTTCCGCCTCGGCGGCTTTGAGTCGCGTCTGCAACTGCTCGCCATAGAGCCGGTGCGTCTCTTCCTTCTCCCATTTCGCAAAGGCATCCCTGAGTTGATACAGACGGTCGGCCGCCTCCATCGTGCGGACGACGACCTCGGTTGTCTTCACGTACAGTCCGGACTGAACCTCGATCCCCAGTCGGGAATTCGCGTCCTGAACACCCAAGATAGCCTGCTTGCCTCCCAGCGTGCGATTATGCACCTCCTGAAGCAGGGCATACGTTCCGGACACCTGGGCCGCCTGGTATCGCAGCATGTCCTGGCGAAGCGTATGGACACGCTCCTTGCCGGCCATGGTCTTATCCCGCATCTCCGCCTGTTGCCCGTAGAGGCGGTGCTGATTCTCCCACTTCTCGCGATTCAGCCGATCGTTCAGGGCTACGATCTCTTCGTTGTGATCGCGGGTGTTCCTGGCCGTAACGTCGATCGCCACTTGGCCGGAATACAGACCCCTGTCTACCAGTTGTTGGAGTTGCGTCGATAGTGAGGCGGTGAACTTCTCGTTGATCCTCGCTAACTCTGTTGCACCAAGGTCGGTCAGGAACGCCGTCGCCGTGTCAGAGTGAAAGTCATAGTCGGATTCCAGCAAGGCCAAGACCGTGTTGTAGTCCGTGGCGTGAGCAGTGAGCGTAGACGTGCCCTGGGCCACCAACGCATCGATTTCGGTCGATGTAGTGGTGTAGTCGGCCAGCATTGACGTCAGCAACGTCCCTATTTCCGACACGAACGAGTTCACGTCGTCGGTGGCCGTCGCCAGCAGGGCCGTTATGGTGGCCGCGTGGGCGGCGTATTGCGAGGCCAAGTCCGCCACCTGGACCGTGTAATCCGCAACGTGCGTTTCGAGGGTACCTTCTAGGTCCGATAACTCACCCAATGCCTTTTCTTCATGGTCCACGAAGTCGGTGGCCAGCAAGGCGATCGCGGTCGCATAGTCCAGCAGGAACGCTGTAAGGGCCGTCTCCTTGTCGACGATCAGAGACTCCACCTCCGTTCGGGTAGTGTCTCCATACGTTTCCGGCTCCGCCAGCTTCGCGGCATGTGACGCAAGATGCACGGACAGCGCCGCCACCTCGCCGGCCATCAGGGCCTCAATGGCCGTACCTGCCGCCTCCTGCTCCGAGTCCAGTTCCGTAAGTTTCGCGTCCTGATCTGAAATGAAGGTTGCCAACTGCGTCGTTGCGTTGGTGAGCAGCGTTCCGATCGTGGATGCGTGCGGAGTGTAGTTGGCGTCCAGTTCGAGTAGTTTCGCCGTGACATCGGCCAGGAAATCGGTGAGATAATTTCCCTGGTCGGTCAGCAGTGCTTCGATGATAGCGGTGTTGTCGGTGACGTTGTCTTCGAGGTCCGAGAGTTTCGCATTAAGCTCGAACAGGGCGCCGGAAGCGACTGCCGCTTCGGACACAAGCGTGCTCTGGTTTGTGTCGATCAGAGCGTCGACAGCATCCATGTTGAAATCGAGGCTGGTGAGATAGATCATGGCGTGGTCATTCTGCTCCTCCGCCTGAGTGTCAAGATGCACTTGATTGGCAAGGATCAGTCCAGTCCAGTTTTCTATCACTTCGTTGTAGCGAACGGCGTTCGTTTCGGTCGCCAGGTTGTGCGCATCTGTCCAAGATTCTGTGAGTGACCGCAAAATACCAGCGGTTTGCAGCGACTCCCTAAACATCGCATAGTACGGCGTCTTCGGGGTCGTGGTCTCGTCGTAGGTAATGCCATGAATCTGCCAGCCTTGCGCCACCAGCCAACCAACCGCGTCGGCGGGAATGTTGTCGATATTCTGAGTCGCCCACCAAGCCGAATCATACGGATTGGCCACTATCATCGTCGGTATCATCAATTGACTCTGCGTAGGATGCAGAGCCGGCGGGGTCGTCACGCCTTCTTCCATTCCTGGTGTGCCCATCGCTTATCTCCATCTTCCGAAGTACATGACTTCCAAAATGATCTCTTCGTACGCCCAGTCACCGGCGGACTCTAGCCAGATGCAGCACCACATAGACCGTGCCCTCGGCCAGCCCGTGCTGCTCCGCCCGGCGCTCCACACCCCTGAACTCGATATGTACTGGTCGTAGTCGTTCCCGGCCAGCGATGCGGTGATGGCCAATTTGCCGTTTGCACATGCTTCTTCGGCGGAAGTTCCGGGGACGATCCGCCACGCGACGTCATCGCCTCCGGAGGCCATGATGCCGTGGATCGTCTGGATGAGCCCGAACTGATTTGGTGCCCCAAGGCGGATCGGACCGACCAGGAGGTGGCTGTCGGTCGATGTCAGGTCGAACGGCCAGAACTGCTCGCGGGCTGTGTCGTAGAACCACGACGGGCCGGTCGTCAGGTGAATGTAGACTCCGCGGTCGGGGTGGTAGTAGTCCAACACGCACGCCGCGTCAGATACTCCGGTCAGGTGCTCCGGAATTCTGTCCTCCGAGAGTGCCGTCAGACCGCTCCCGTCTGCTCCGACCGAATACAGGCCGTGGGAGGACAGGAAGTAGATCGTGTCGTGATTCACACACCACGCACTCGCTCCGATGATTCCGATCTTGTCAGAGATCCGACGGCGGGCACCAGTAACCGGATCGCCAGAGCACACCCAGGTTTCGTTGGCCGTGAAGCACAAGAGGTGCGCGTCCTTGTGCGGGACCACGGCCACTACGTTAGCGCCCGTCTCGCCGGCCAGCGATAACGGGAACTTAGTCGGGCGGGCCGTGTCGGACAGGTCAGCGCTCACGTCCGTGTCCGTGGAGTCACCCTGCCTCGACGCCGTAATGATGGCCCCGGAGAAGGTTATCGCCCGGTCCCGGTAGACGGGCGAGCTTTTCGTGCCGGCCACCTGGGCCGTGAACGAGCCGCCGCGGAGACGATTCGTCAGGGAGTCCTCAAGGCGGGCGTTGATCGACCAGGGACAAGGATAGTCCTGGGCGCTGTACGACCGTTCGTGCGAGTAGCGACGGACCACTCCCATGGACGGGAACCGCAACTCGAATGTTTTGGGCTTGGACGGCATCGGCTATACCTCGGTACCTCCGTTCCAGGTGGTGTATCCGTCCACCAAATCCAACACTCGCCGGATACTGGACCGGCCGCGCATCTGCACGTTTTTGCCGCCCATCGACCCCAGGTTCCGCGGCTGCTTGCGAAGGTCAATCGCGATATGGGCCATCAGGGAATCGCGGAACGCCTGCTCCTTTATAGTCTCCCCGTCTCGGAATTTCGTCTCCACCGCCGCCAGGCAGGCCGCCACGAACAATTCCCCGTGGGCTGGCCCGCCAGGCGGATAGGGCCGGGCGTCGCTCAATTCGCGGACTCCGATCTGGTACACGGCCACCAGCTTGTACTCCGCATCCGGCGTGGGCTCCAGAACCAACTGCTGTTGCTGCTCCGACACACCATCGTGTGCGACCGACTCAATCGCAAAGCACGACGGGGTACCCTTGCTATCGGAATCGCCTCGCAACTGCATCAACCGGCTGGCGGGCAATTGACCAATTGAGCCGTATCCGTAGTGCTCTCCGTCAAAATGGATCACGTTCGGGATGAACTGCTCGAAGTCCAGGGGCAACGTGTACCGTCTCTGTCCGTCGGCGGTTTTCCACGACCATTTCGGACGCATCCACGACCATTGATGCTGCCCGTTGTGAATGACCCGGTCGACGCCCGTGCGGATGCAGTATTCCACCGCCGAACTCGTATTGCTGTCCCACGCGTCTTCGGCGGTTCCAATGTAGTAGGCGATTTCCGCCTTTATTGTGGAATATGTTACGCTCATTCCGATCTCCCTAAGTAGCAACAACCAAGCGGACTCTGGCTACTTCTGTGGAACTTTGGTTCTTGATCCAGATTTCGCCAATTGTGGAAGCCGTCCCAGCCAGGGTGTCGATCGTCCCGTCTAGAAGTTGCGTATCGTCCG